CGTGGGCTCGGAGATGTGTATAAGAGACAGGTATTACTTGTCTAGTTACTAGTATTCCCGTGGCTGATCCTAGATCTGTTAGTTGTATATTACTAGGAATCTCTACTTTTAGCCCAATTTTTCCTCGGTCAAGAACGTCCTCTACGAAACCGTCTAGCCCATCGGGCGATACTAAAAAGACAAACTTTTGGTTCTTTTCACTGAGTATTGGGTGATCTAGTAATTTTGGAGGGAAGCGCTTTAACCAAGCTAGACTAGGTACGAGGCCTCTTTTTAGTATATTTTGTACGTTTTTAGGGTCTGTAGCATGAAAAAGTATCAAGGTATTATCCTTTCTGTTTTAGGAGAGGCTCTTACTAATGTCTTGTGAGGATTGAGCTCAGTTGTGTAAAGAGGTTCTCCAGGCTTGAGTTTATCTGGTTCATAAGTCATTAAAAGAACTCTACTAGTAGTATAATAAGTATAAACTCAGTAAAGAAGTACCAGAATATGACTTCTGGCCAGTCTGTGTATCGCCAGAGACTCTTTTTAGGTTTTTCTTTGCATAATTTTAACATCTTCCTGTGGATTCTATCCTTCCTTCCCCTCTGCAGTAAGGACATTGCATCATGTTTAAGCATCCTGTACCTAAACACTTCCAGCAAAAGGTCATTGCCTTTTCTAGATCCTTTATAGCTTGGTCTATTTCTTCCATACTTCTACCTAGGATGCCCTTGGCGGGTTGGCTTGAACTTGTGGTCTGTTCCTGCATAGATTTCTGCCCCTTTTGCAATCTCTCCATGTGCTCTATTCTCCTCTTCAGGTAAGTCACAGAATGTGCACTTGTCCCTGCTGTCAGTCATTGATGCTAGTGGTACTGGTTTGTCCCAAGAGTGTGGTTTCTCCCAGTGTTTAGGACTTGCTCTTCCACACGTCTTACATCTATCTGTATCTGTGTTTTCTTCCCTATTAACTGCTTTGTTTATCTCCCTCGCCAAGAATCCTGGCTCTAGTCTTGATGAAGGTCTGCCTAGTGCTTCATCTATTCTTTTTAATACTGGTTCTATAGCTAAGTCTGGGATTTTTTGCAGTACTCTGCCAGCATCTTGTAGTGTTACTAAAGCTTTATCCAGTCTTGTTTGTAGTTCTTCATAAGTGGGCTTTATTTCTTCCCTTTTATTTATGCCACTGGGCCCCTCGTTAATTCCTAGTGCATATGCGTCTGGCTTTTCTTCCTTCATATCTTACCTTCCTTTGATTATGTCTAAAAAGTCTTTGAGATTGTCTAGATGACACGCTTCTTCTGTGCACCAGCAGGCCCAGTAGTCATACTTATCTAGTTCTTCTATCTTACCTCTTAGATTACTTGCGTCTGAGCCATAAAAGAACCATTTTCTGTGCTTTGCTATTACCTCTTCTCTACTTAATACTTGAGTTATTCTATAAGGATTTCCCCATTCACTTCTACGATCTAGTATAATGGTATTTGGTGGAAGAGTCTTGCCATAGTTTCTTATGTTTATTATTATTGGCATCTTACTCAGCTTCCTCTTGTTTTTCTTCCTTGTTGTACCATGCTATAATTCTTGCTTTACCTAGCCTGAATTCTGTGGCTAGATTCCATATTAGAAGAAATCCAGCTACTGCTAGTACCACTGAACCGTTTAGAGCTCCTAGGGAAGGTAGATTAAATTCTATGGGTATAGGAGTATCTTCTTGTATAGAGTGAATGGCCCATAGTCCTAGTAATAGCCATGTAAAAATTGACTTCATATACTATCCCATCATTTCTTTGGTCTGCTCATCGAATAGCTCTTTAGTCTGGTGTATTAGATTTATAACCACTTCTTTAGTAAAGATATCGTCTGGAGTATGCTCTATAGTTTCAAGCACTCTTTGGATTAACCTGCCAGAGCCATTTATGTAGGCTTCTCCTAGTTCTTTGTTAGTCATAGCTATATCAACTCTACTAGTAGCTGTAATAAAGCTAATGCTGTTATTCCAGCTATTCCTCCTAGTGAGAAGAATGTAAAGTCTCTTGCTGACATATCTTATCCTCTTTTCTTTCTTAAGTTAAGCCCTGGTTACAGAGGCGATGCTCCAGGGCTTCACTTTCAGTTATGGACGCTACTCCTTTAAGGGATTTAACCAGGTGGGAGTTGCATCACCCATCAACTACAGGCCCTAGAAACCTTTGTAGCCTGGCTCTATAGTGGCCTTTACTGCCTTCTTCAGCCATTTACAAAAAAGCGTTAGCAGCAGCATCCGATTTAGCTTTAAAGAATTATACTCCGTTTCCGCCTCCCTATAAGTATACCTTCCCAGTAAATCTTTATGGTGCTGGGACTGCGCCTTCAATATTTAAAGATTCCTGGTTTTGCTTGCCATCTTTTGCCTAACTAATACAACAACAGATGTAAGAAATAAAGCTATATAAAGTATTATGACTATTGCAGCTAGTATTCTTATCCATGTAGGTAGTAAACTAGAAGTAGCAGTAAGTGCTCCTACTACTAATAGGCTTATATTATAAATAGCACTTTGTATTTTAGTCTGCATTAAAGCTCAAGCCATCCAGTGAACTGTTCCCTTGGTATAGTGTTAGTCATCCAGCCTTGGTCTGGTAGAGGATCTAGTAACACCTCTGCTACAGTTTTTAGTATCATAGGCTCTCCAGCTTTTATGCCAGATTGTGGCATCCATACTATTCCTCCTGTGCCTATTATCTTTTCTACTATTTGGTTGGTGAGTTCACAGTCACCTATTACGTAGTCTATTACTTCTTGTTTTCTTCCTTCTTTCCATCTTACTGGAGCTTCAGAACCGTGCATAGATTTTTCTTGTTCTATTCCAAATGCTTTTGCTACTGAGGCTAGTCCTATAGGAAAGCCTCGTTGATTATAAAATTGAAACATAGGGTCGTAGCTTCTTAAAGCTACTTGTTTAGCTAGTTCCATGTCTTCAGCATTGTGACCTATCCACTTAAGATCGAAGCCTAAACCATTCCAGGCACAGACTTTGTAGCCTGAGTCTTGTTGAATGCTTAGATATCTCAATAGATTTAGACAAATTTCTTTAGTTGCTGTGTCTAAGCCGTAGGAATACCAAGCTGCACCTTTTTCTCCTAGTATTACTGTAGCAGCTACAGAAATATGTAGGTCTTTACTAGTATTTAGCTCCTGCACTTCTATTATGTCAGATAGTTCTATGTCAAAGCTTAATATCTTATCCATCTCTGAACCTTCTTGCTGCGTCCAATCTTTTGCATGTTCTGTATGTGGCTTGTTTCTTATCCTTCTGACATGCTAGGGTCTCGTTGTTCCCCTGCTATTATTCTTTCCATTCTATCTATTTGTCTTTCCCTGCCTACTCTTACTAGCTCATCCCAGCTAGGGGCAAAGTATAGTCCTGGAGTCTCCTGTTGTATCTTTAAGGAAAGAACTGCGCATTGAGCCAATAAGTCTCCTAGTTCTAGTAAAGCGTTTGCATGCAAGGCTCTTCTACCTACTTCGTCAGCCCTCTTGGCGTATATTATGTTCTGTGCTACAGCCCCCATCTCATACTGCATCACTGTCATAGTATCACTTATCTCATCGTAGAAGGCTTGTCTTTCTGTATTCAACATTGTGATATCACTTATCATTTGCCAACCTCCACTTGGTATATTCTACTGCTAGATGTACCCTGCTTGCTCTTGATATGCAAAGTTTATCAGCTGTTGCTCTTAGATGATAGTTTATAGTGTTAGGATCTACGTCTCTAGCAAAGGCTATTTCATTGTTAGTATAGCCTTGGGCAACTAAGCCTAGTATCTCTAACTTTATTTTAGATAATGAGCCTACTGCTTTTATGTGCTTAATGTTATTCATTTACCATGACATCTCTGTGTTTGGGCTTAAACCTAGTATCTCTTTTAGATTAGTGAAAAAGCTTGCTAGACATTCTTTGTGGAAGGCCCAAGTTACTCTGAATCCTAGAGGACCGTGCATCCATAGTAAAGGATTACCTTCTTTTGCTGGTTCTTCACAGGATTCACATACGTCTACTTCTCTTCCCTCTATTAGGCTTTTCATTCTTTACTCTTGCTAGGAAATAATGTCTTGTTAAGCAATAACACTAGTGCTAATGCTGTTCCTAGGATAGCAAAATAGAATTGATTAGGAGTTAGCCAGTGGGCTAGGACTATGATACCTACTATAAATAAGGGAAAGTAGGTTAGAAATAAGATTATATAAAGAATAGTACCTATCTTTTGCTTCATAGCTTTATCCACTTATCTGATACTAAAAAAGTTTCTCCTAGTTCTCTGGCATTCTTTGAGTACCAACCCCAGTTAGTTAGTATTATGTTTATTGCCTCCGCTATGGAGTCAGGGTCCCATTCTACTACTATACCAGCTCCTTTTAAATCTATTTGTCTCCAGATAGGGGCTACTTTTGTTACTATTACTGGAAGGCCGTGGGCTAGATAATGCTTTATCCTTCCTGGGTCTGAGTAATACTTGCAAGATCCCTTCTCAGGTTTATAGATCGCGAGGCCTATTTTAGCTGTGTCTAAAGTCTTCTGTAACTGTTCCTCAGTCTGTACGTAATTAGGATTTGAGTAGTCGGCTACTGTTAATCCTACTCCTCTTCTATAGTCCTTACCTATTACAGCTGCTCTAGCTACTGCTGTCTGGGCTAGATATCTGCTTTCCCCTCCATCAAGATCTGTACCTAGCCATACTACTGTGTCTTTTCTTAAGTCTGTAGGCCAAAGATTTGGTATCTTTGGTAGTAGGTAAGGTACATGTATGGTCTTCTTGAGATGCCTCTTAAGTGACTTACGCACTTTTTTGTCTAATAGAGATGATATAGACCATATCTCGTCTGACCATACCAAGGCAAGTGCTTCTGCAGCTTGGTATATCCAATTTGCAGGGCCTGGATACTTCTTTGGATAGTAGTCTAGACGCCAGTATACTGTCTTTTTCACTAGCCTTTTTCTCTTTAAGGCTACTATACCTAGTGCTAGTGCAGTATCTGGGGCTATGGCTAGATCGAATTCCAACTCAGGTAACTTTCGGGCTAATAGCTTAGTTGTTCTTATTAGGTGCTTGGTGTTTAGCCAGTGAGAGTATATAGGGAAGAATTTTTCCCTCTGTCCTCTTGTAGACTTGGATGGGTTGTAGACTACTTCTACGTTATGCCCCTGTTCTCGCAGCCAGTCTACTATTAAGGCTGGTGCGTAACCTGGCATATCTATTGTTGCTACTAAGATATTCATGTGTACTTACTCCTGCTAGTATTTCTAGCATTGCAAATAAAGGCATTCTCCATCTCATTAGTGCAGTTATAGATTCAGTTGTAGCTGCTAGTACTGTTCCTAGTAGTATTACTGATAATAATATGTATACTGTTTCACGTTTAAGTATATAGAAAGCTAGTGGGGCTATTAGTAGCCAGTATGTCATATATAGTGAGAATAGTTGCTCTCTTAAATTACATCCTGTGTTACTCCAATGACAGGAGAATGGATAGGGTTCAAGCATGAATCTTACTGGAGCTAGCCAAGTACTAGTTGGTCTTTCTTCAAAAAAGTCTGTTCTGCTAGATTTAAGTGGATTTTCTTGTGCTACCAGTACTTTGCTGGGGTTTAGTAAGTTGAGTCCTGTTTCATAACCTATTAAGGGAAAGACTACTGCTATTACTATTAACCCTAGTACTATAAAGAATGCTTCTTTGTACCTCTTTCTGAGTATTGTAGGTATTAGAAATATTATACCTAGGGCTATACCTAACTTAACTCTTAGTCCTGTAGTTAGTATTGCAGAGAATACAGATGTTGATTCTCGTCTATGGGACTTGAGAAACTCGTGTATTAGTAGGACTGCTGCAAATACTAACAAAGTATCTTTGAGTGGAGTTATTGATAAATACATTAGATACGGGTCTAGGGCTAGTAATATTCCAGCTATAGGAGTTATCTTATATGCAAGTCTTATTGTGAGCAGGGATACCATTATAGTGAAGGATGTTATAAGTAGACTAGCTACTATGAAAGGTAAGGGCTGAGTAGCTGTAAGTTTTGTGTGTATAAAGTTGGGAGCCATAAGAAGTAACATATTCAGGCCATTATAAGGTAGTATTACTTCGTTAGGGTCTCCCCTAAATATAGCATAAGTGTTAGCATCATGTATGTAATCTACTGTATCTTCGTGCTCAGGCTGCCAGTTAAAGATAAAGATGTTTAGTACTAAGAGTAGAGATATCTTTAGTATTAGGGCAAGTATTATAATATTTCTCAGCCTAATCATTAGGTAAGAATATTCCTTCTGTTCTTAAAGGACCTACATGTTCATCTAGACTTTGTAATTTTCTATTTGAGTCAAAGGTGAATCCTTTGTATCCATAGCTAGTTAGTCTACTAATTATTTCTGATGCCCAGTAATTGAAAGAATCTGTTGCTATGTCTGCTAGCTCACAAACTATTATTGGTCTGTTTATTAGTATCGTTCTCTTCATTCCTGATAGAGCTTCAAGCTCAGCCCCTTCTATGTCTAGCTTTATAAACGCTACGTCTTCTATCCAGTTCATTCCGTCTAGTATTATGTCTAGAGTAGTTGTTTCTAGTTGAACTTTCCTCTTTTTATTATTTCCCCTCTTGAACTTAACCACGTCCTCTTGAAAGACTGGGGCGAAAGAGGATCTTGACTCATGGTGTTGTATCCAACGAAAGTCTACTGTTTCTATTCTTGATGATAGGGGCTGCTTTAGTATGACAGTGTTTTTTACTCCATACTTATCTAGATTATTATGTAGAATTTCTGCCTCTATGGGATTAGGTTCTACGGCTAGTACTGTCTCAAACTTGTCTGCAAGCATGAGGGTATAAAATCCCTGTCCTGCTCCTGCGTCTATGGCAACCTTTCTAGGCTTGAATTCTAACTTTTGTATAAAGTCCCAGAGTCTATTTTCGTAGTTATAGTTAGGAAAGGGCCAGCGCTGGGCTATGGCTATCCCTGTTTCATCTGGATGCGCTGGTATCCAAGGTCTTGTCCCTGCTATTTTGTATGGTAAGGGAGCAGGTATGCTTAGATTGTATGGTAACCTAAACCAGAGATTTTTAAGTAGCGTTTTCATTCTTATTCTTCCACGTTAGCTATGGCTTCTTCTAGTGCTTCAGGCATAGTCTTTCCATAGCCTACTCCATGGCGATCTGGGTTCTCTAGATAAGCTTCTGCTATCCAGTGGTGGGCCTCTCCTCCTAGTAGAGACTTGTATATAGCTATTCCATTAGCATCTTCTACTTCTAGTTGTATAGAAGTTTTCTGGTTCTCCACTTTTAACCTATGCCTCTAGTCCTCTTAGGGTACTCATCTCGTCTGCCGTCTATGTAGTCCCTTAATGCGGCTATATACTTTACTTCATTAAGAGTTAGGGTTCTCCAGTCTATATTTTCTAGCTCTTGGATCTTTTTCTTTGCGTCTTCAATTCTATAGGCCTTGATGTCTATTTTGGTATTGTCTATGTTTATTATCACCTTTTCTACTTTTAGTATTACTGTCTCCTCGTATCTTACTGGGAACGTGGAGCTAGCCTCTTCTTCTTCCAGCTTCTTTATGGCTTCGTCCAAGGAGTCATACCACTCTCTATAGGAGTCTGTCAGCTTTAGCTCCTCGAAAGGATTGGTTCGTGTTATGGTTATGAATTTTCCTTCTAAGAATTCCATGTTTTACTCCTTATCCTAGATTCAATCTGTAAAAGTCTTTTTCTAGTTCTTTGTGCAGCTCTGGGTGATCGTTCTCTAAGTGCACTGCTAGAGCATCATACTCCGCTGAGGCTCCTCTTTTATGAGTATATATCCAGCTGTTACAGACTTTACACTCTATAGCTTTTCCGGTGTCAGCATAGGTATAGGCTAAAGCTTTAGCAGCTCTGGTTATTCTTTCTTCTCTAGTGGTCATTGCTGTGCTAGAAATGTTATTACTAGGGCTAGTGCTCCACCTACTATTACTGCTAGACCTATTAGCCTTAACTTGCTCATAAGACTCCCCTTGTATCAACTACGCATAGATGTTCTGGTGGGTACTTTAGTGTATCTAGTATACCTGGTACTTGGTCAAAGTATACTGAGTGGTCTGTGGCTAGAATTACTGCGCCATAGCCGAATATTCCATCATAGTTGAGCTCGGAGTCGGCTACTGACTTCATCTCTAGTAAGGGACTAAGGTCTTTAACTAGTGGGTCGTGATAGTATACTACTGCTCCTTTATCCTGTAGCAACTTTATTATGTCTAGTGCTGGAGACTCTCTTATGTCGTCGGTGTCTGGCTTGTATCCCACTCCTAGAACTAAGATGCTTTCACTTTTTATTGATCTCTGTTTTTCATTGAGGGCATCTTGTACTTTGGATACCCAGTATGCAGGCATCTCTGAGTTTATCTCTGTTGCAGTTTGTATGAATCTAGTATTGTAATTTAATGTTTTTAGCTTCCAAGCTAGGTACTGAGGATCTACTGGAAGGCAATGTCCTCCTAGCCCAGGGCCTGGTCTGAAAGGCATGAAGCCGAAAGGCTTGGTAGCTGCTGCTTTTACTACCTCCCATACATCTATCTCTAGCTTGTCACAAACTATTGCTATCTCATTAACTAGAGCTACGTTGGTTGCTCTAAAGGTATTTTCTAGCAGCTTTGTCATTTCTGCTACCTTTGGAGAACTCACTTTTACTACAGGTACTACTGGTTCATAAAGGGCTTCTACTAGTGTGAGACAGTCTTCTGTAACTCCACTTATTATCTTAGGAGTGTTTCCTATGTTCCACTCTTCGTTTCCAGGGTCAAGACGCTCTGGTGAATAGGCTAGGAAAAAGTCTTTGCCCAGGACCCCTACCTTTTGTAGTATAGGTAAAATAAGCTCCTCTGTAGTTCCTGGGTAAGTAGTGCTTTCAATTACTACTAATACAGGAGATCCTGCTCTCTTGATTATGTACTGAGCCACATCTTCTGTAGCACTTACTATGTAAGATAAGTCTGGCTCGTGTGTTTTACTTAATGGAGTAGGTACACAGACTATTACTACGTTAACTGAAGTTGTTCTTAAGTAGTCATAGTCTATATGTGCCTCTACTCCAACTCCTTCTACTCTTTTTGGGTTAGGGTCTACTCCTGATACTCTAGGATAGTGTTTCATAAGTAGCTTGGCTAGAGGATTTCCCACGTAACCCAGGCCTGCTACTATTATCTCAGTCTCAAGGTTTTGCTTGATTCTACTATGTAAGTAGGATATGTTCGTGAGGGTGGTCATACTTTGTTCTTGTTCCCCTTATTACAGAATTTGCTCCGAATAGAGAGTGCATTTCTTTTAGTGCCCTAAGCTTGCTTCTTGGCCCTGGTTCTTTACAGTATAGCCATACTATCATAGGAGCTTTGCATGTGAAGCAATCCACTATCGCAAAGCCTCCAGTTACTTTATATACTTTTTCTTTACTCCAGTTATGTCTTATTCTCCAGTTGCACAGGGGAGAGCTGGGACAGGGAGTCATTATTGCTAACTCCATTTGAGCTTACTTCCTCTTGTGTTACTAGTATATAGCCCAGTCCAGGTATAGTCTTTATATATTCTTTTGGTTCTATAAAAGGGCTAAGAGCCTTTCGTAGATTACTTATATTTTTCTTTATACTGTATTTAGTATCATCTCGTAGATCGTCTGGCCATAAAAGTCTTGCTAGGGTTCTGTTTAATACTATAGTTCCTTGGGCTTGGGCTAAAATATATAGTAACTTTAGCACGCTTGGATAAAGTGTAATAATTTGCTCTTTGCAGTAGACTATTCCTTTTACTAGTGTGAGAGGGTGTATTTCTATAGTTGTATTTACTGCCTCTTCCAGTAAATAAGTACTAGGCCTCTTTAGTTTTATATCTGAAGCTACTGCCCTCTTTAATTGTATATTAAGTATTTCTACTATTGTATTAATATTATAATCTAGTAGAGGGCCTTCTAGTATTAAAAATTCTTGTTGAGTTCCTCTCATCTTAGAGACTCACTACTATGAATCTATCATCTAAACTAGGTTCTAGCAAAGCTTTTACATCAGCCCAGTGTAGATTTCCATTACCACAGCCTGGTCTTGGCATATAGATAGTCTTTATTTCTGGGTGCCCTTTTAACCACTTTATTAGAAATTCTGTGCTTGACTTTATTAATTCTAGGCTAGAATCTTCTCGATAGTGATGTTTAGTAGGAAAGGTTATTAGGTTGAAGTGGGGAAAAATATAAGGTATATTATCTCCTAGTAGACGAAGATAGCGACCTAGTTCTTGTGCAAGAGTAGGGAATTTATTAGCCGCTTCTAAGGCTACTCCTTTTCCCATTACAGCCTCTCCATTAGTCTTTACTACGTTGTTAGTAGTTATAGCTATCCAATTTCCTTTGTCATAGAACTCCCAGAGATCTTTATTAAACAGCTCTTTCAACACTCAGCTTCTTTCTTAATTCTCTATTAGCTTTGCCCAGCCAATCTTCTTGCTGATTGTATCTATAGTTTGATTGTAGTAGAGCTTCTTCTACACTTAGTATAGCTGAACCGAATCTATCTACTAGTAAATCTTTTCCTACAAATGGAAGCTTTGGCCAGAATCTCTTATTGTCTGCCCTTATATTTACATGAACTGCTTCCAAGTTAAGGTTTCCTGTCCTGGCTAGATTCTTTCCTCTTAGAGCTGTGCAAAGTTTTATTCTTTCCCCTACTTCAAACTTATATATGGTGTCTTCTGGCTTGTCTAATATAGTTTCTATTAGAGGGAAGAAGCTATCCTTTCCATGTACCTCAGCTATGTTTGCTGATATTACTACTGCAGGGCCTGTAGTGGATAACTTGAATTCTCCTGGGGCTGTGCTTGTTATTAATCTTGGGTTAGCCTTCTTTTGGTTTCTACTCTGCTTGAAGTGTAAGGGACTGGATGTTAGCACTCCGTCGGTGGCTATTGATATTACACTCTTAGGATTTAGTAGTGCTGCTTCTGCTACCTTTAGCTTTACTGTGGTTGCAGCTTCTACATAGTATATAGGATTGAAGAAGGGGCCTGGCTTCCATCTTCCTGTCTCTAAATCTTCATATCTTGCAAGAAACTTTCCTACTATGCGAGTGTACATCAATCTCAAGACCACTCTTAGTACTTGATTGTCTTTTGCCGCTAGTTCATACTGGGCAAGCCTTTTTCTCATCTTGTGGTAAAATGGATATTCTATAGTTTCTGGTTTGAACCAGTACCCATATAGTATTCTTACTATTCCAAGTCGATGTTTGTAGATGAAGTCTATTTCTGATTTGGTTAATCTCTCTATAAAGGTTCCTGATACTGATGCCACCCAGCTATCTAGACGTAAAAAGATTGGAGATACTGAACTTGGATTTAATCTTATGTAGCACATTACTATTCCATATGCTGCATCTGGCTCATACTCTTCTGAATAAATCCAAGATCCTGAGTGTGAATCTACATTTATTAGATTACCTACTGCCCAGGCGTATGCTTTATTGATATCATAGTCGTAGGCTGTGGGAAAGTATCCTTTCTGAAATGTCTCTACCCAAGGGGCATGTATTCCTCTATAGTACTCAGAGTATACTTCTTCTGGTATTGATGATCTATCTATGGCTAGTTGGGACATTCTTATGTCCCTATCTACCCAGGTGCTAGGATTCTTTAGTTCATCTTTCTGTAAGTCTATTACTTGTTTTAGCCTATCCTTTGCAAAGATGGCTAATTCTTGGTGGGTTTTTGCTTCTTCCAGTAGATTATAGCTGCTGCTATCGTTATGAAGATTATTAGTGCTGACACGAAAGCTGTTCCCATGCTTATCAGAAAATCCATACTTTGTTACTGCCTCTTCTAGATTATATGCTGGTAGTATATTTTGTAGAGCATATATTCTTATTGTAGCCCCTTTGCTTTTTAGTGTAAGCTTGGAATTTGGTGTGTACCATATCTGAAGTTCTGGAATTGCTATTTTTCTGTTTATGGCTAAATCTTCAGCCTGGTCGAATGGAAGTAGTCTTAGTAGACAATCAAAGTCTGATTCACTATATAAGAAGTAGCCAGTTGTCTCTTCTATGTCTATATCAAGTCTGTTGGTAGTTATGTGCTCGTGAAGATCTAGTAATGATGCTATCGTATATGTGATATTGTTTCTGGTGTCTCCTACTGCTAGTACATCACCGGCTATGTTAGTTGCAATAGCTAATCCTACTGCTAAAAATATAGGTCTTTCTACTTCAGGACTATAGCCTTTTATGTCTAAAGAAAAATCAAGGTCTTCCCAAGGTGTTCTCTCGAACTCAGTACCAGTTACTATCTCAGAGTACTTCTGTGTAGGTTCTGGCTTTGGCCTTCTTACTTGTTTCTTGCTTCTCATTAAGCCGCTCTGGCTCTTCTTCCTGTTCTTCTTGATTGTTGATACTTTTCATCTATTAATTGGCTAACAAGTTCTGACTCATTTATAGCTACCCACTGCTGAAAGAAGAATTCTTCTATTCTTGTATTACTCCAGCCCCTTTTCTTTAGCTCCCTTACCTCTCTTCTACGTACTACTCGTCTTTCTTTTAATGGACTATCTCCTAGCTTCCAGTTAAGCTGGGCTAGAAATTCAGCCTCTCCAGGGTCAAAGCCATCTTTTATAAGTCCAGCCATTCTTACTCTTCGCTCGAAACGTTGTCTTTTTATAGACTTTCTTCTTTTAGGGCTAGTCATCTACTTTCTTCCCTTATCATCTGCATAACTTTTCTGTATTTATGCTGTCTGTACTTTCTGCACTTGATTTTTAATACTCTGAAGAGATAATAAGCTAGATGGTTTGGTATCTCTTCTGGAAGAATAGTCCAGTTGAACTTTCTTAGTAAAACTTTAGCCTGATAGATGTCTAGTAAAGGTGCTATGTAACCGAACTCACTTCTAAAGCCTAGTACAGATTCTAGAAATTCTGCATCGTCTTCTGTATATATAGTTAATAAATCTTGATGGTTACTTATGAATATAAGGGAAGAAGCTTTAGCATCTGCTACGTCTAATATGTCGACTTCAATACTCATCTTGGTTATTATACATCATTGTGACAGTAATGTCAAGTTTTTACCAAGGCTTGGTAAAGCTATACAGGGTAGTCTCTTACTGCCTTTATGTATAAGTTACCCCCTTGATATCCCTTAGCTGATAAGTACTTAGCATAAAGTGCTGAGGGGGGTAGTAGTATGTTTCTGGCTATAGTTCTTATTAAGCTGGATTCAGATCTCATTTCATCGTAATCTGCACTTAACTTCTTGGGCCTTATTCTTCCAGAGATACTCCTAACTATATCTATTGCTTGTACAGGTCCAGCCTGTACATTTACTACATTATAACCAGCTTCCTTAAGAAGTGTCTCTATATGTACTGTTGGTACTTTCTCGTCTATCATACAGCATGTACATGCTTCAGAGCAATAAGTTCTAGCACTAGTAGAGGCTGGACAGTCACAGAAACGCCATAGGTGATTTGGAGGCCAGTCCCAGTACTCGTAGTCTTTGAATTTTTCTACGTACCATCTTCTTACATTTGGGGTGCTTAGATATAATATATGTCCTGGAAGGCGCTGTAGAAATTCTAAGGGATTCTTTTGATGTTCTATTACTTCAAAGGCCAGCGCAATGTCATAGCCTGGTACGTTTCCTAGTCCTGAGCCCTCTTCATTCATTAGTAGTATATTTCTTCTATAGCCTAGTCTTTTTCTAGCTGCTTTTACTGCTTCTTCAGATATTTCTATCCCAGCTACTAGTTCGTACTCAGTATGTAGGGATAATCGGTCTAGGACTTCAGCATTTCCAAAGCCTACTTCTAGTATTTTAGTTTTAGGGAGGCTAGAGTAAGATATGTCTGCTATTGCTTTTTTCTGTGGCCAGCTAAGCACTATTGTCCCAGCCTTTTCTTAATTAAGTTGATTGTTTCGTTGTCTGGATTTATAGCATGTCCCCCTTTATATCGTACAACTTCTAAATCCTTTTCCCCTAGAAGTTCTACCGTCTTTTCTAGATTGAAATCTTGTTGATCGTCTCCTCCGTATTCTAGTATTATAGGTACCTTTATTTCTTTATACTCGGCTAGAATACTTGAAGAACAAGGATCTTTGTCCGAGAAAGCAGTGGGATCTATATTTGCTGTATCTATTCCTTGATCTAGCAGAAATCCTGTTGGGTCGTTATGTCTTCCATTAAGTACTACTAGATCGATTCGCTCATCTAGAGAAGCCACTCTTCTAGCTATGTCAGCCCCCTCTGAGATTCCATATAGGACTATTTTATCTTCGTCTACAGGAAACTCATGGAGCATTAGATCTATAGAAGCTTGTATAGCTGCTACGTTGAGTTCTAGCACTGGATATAGGCTATTTGCTAACGAGTTCCATCTTAAGTCATTGTAGATGAAAGGTACTACTACTATAAAGTCGTTACTAGCTAGTCTATGACCTATGTTGTTTAGATAATCTAATCTTGGTCCTTCGAAGGCCCTGTCTGGATTAGTTGCTAATCCGTGGATGAATACTACTAAAGGCTTTTTACTTTCCCTAGTAGCAGAGTGTGGAACTGCTATCTTTGATAGTACTGCTAGACGTATGAATCTTGAAGTATAGTCTGCTGTGAGTAGTGTATACTTGTTCTTAGGTTCATCTATTATAAAACTGAACTCCTGTTCTAGATTTCTTCCCCACTGCTTTACTGATCTAGGACTACTATTAAGCATACTTTCTATGGTCAGAGAGGTATTACATCCTATTATGCTGGGCATATTAAGATAGAGCTGGTCTAGTGCCTGAGTATATCTGCCCCTTGTCTGTTCTGCAGGGGGTGTGTCTGCTGAGGTTAGCAGTAATACTAATAAGGCTACTGTTACTAGTAGCACAGGTAAAGCGAATATGAACCTAATTCGTTTGCTCAAGTAATCTCTCCATAGCTTTTAAGGTAGTGTCTGTAGGATTTATCTCATGGCCTCCCTGGAATCTTAGTTCTAGTACGTTGTCTGGCCAAGGCCCAAGGCTGTCTAGCCCACTAGGGTCTATATCTTGGTTTCCATACTCAAGTATAGTAGTTGTTTCTAGTTCTTGTAGTGTTGCATAGAGTGATGGTCTTGCTGGAACGTACATAGGGTCTAGTTTTTTGCCCAGACTGAACTTATGTTGTAAAGTATCTACTGGGTCAGGATCTAGCCCTGAGAGAATAAGTAATCTAGGCTTCATTATTCTAGCTAGACTTATAGCAACTTCTGCCCCCCAGCTTATTCCATATATAACTACATCAAAATAAAATGGTATGCTACTTGCTATACCTAGAGCTAGGTCTCTTTCAAAGGATGTACACTTTATTCTTTCACTCAGTGATCGTATTCTTTGTAGTGTCTTTGCCTCTCTTACTATATAAGGGGCAGATACTACATAGTCGTATGCAGTTAGTCTATTTCCTAGATTGTTTAAGTATGTTGCCCTGTTGAAAAAGTCGTTAGGTACTGTGTCTGTTCCATGTAGTAGTATGGCTAACTTATTTGTAATAGTACTATTCGTGATAGTCAGAACACTAGGCATTGTTAGAGCTTCTGTATTTAGTTTTAAGGCTATTCTTTCTATGTCTTTATCCAGCTTATTAAAAGCTTTGTGCACTCCTAGTAGTCTACGTATTCTATATAGTAGACTCTTGGCTAGTAGGGACCTTGGTTTCTTTATGAATATGCTTAACAATAGTGCTGCTGGTTTCAGTAATATAAGTAAGGCTTGCAATTGCTACTCCTATAAGAGTATAGGTTATCAGAGTTCCTTCTGCTGAGTGTGTTAGATATGATACTAGCCCTAGTATTGCTAAGGGTAGTATTAGCTGAGGTCTTAGTATTACTAATGCTATAAAGGCTGAGAGGTAAAGTATAGCTAATATGACTCCCAGCTCCCCTATAGTTGTAAGATATAGATTGTTAGGTGGGGCTTTTCCAGTAGCCTCTGTATATCTTCCAGCCCCATATCCCTTAGTCCATACTCCATCCTCTGTTATCTTATCTATATGTCTTTGAGTACTACTTACTCTTCCAGATGTGAAGGAGTCTACTTTTCCTATTAGAGTTGCTTCTTCAAAGGAGTGAGATCTTATAAGATGGTCTAATCTAGGACCTGTGGTTATTACTATAATTACAACTACGAGTGCTGGTCCTGCTACTTGTAGTATTAAAGTAAATCTTGTTAGCCCTCCTCTGTATATTACTACTAGTACTATTAGTAGGGAAAGTACGGCTATAATTGAGCCCCTGCTAACAGGTAATACTATAAGAAAGGAGGCTAGTATTACTGGTAGTATTTGTAGAATTATTACTTTTATTGATTTAGTCCTATAGTTTGCTGGAAACCAAGCGTATATCCATATAATTAGGCTGGTTAATCCATAACTAGCAACTAAGTTAGGATTAAGAGTTAGCCCTATCATCTGGGCTCCATCTAGTCTTTGCCCTAATACTGCTGCTAGTTGTGGCACTGTTAGACTTATATATCCTAGTGCAAACATGCGTAAGTCTTTTTTATTATTTAGCAGCAATAAGGGTAGTGTAGTATATATTACTAATCTTAATACCCTTGCTAGTGTTGCTAATTCTGGATTGTTTCCTATACTTACTCCTAAAGGAAATAATATGGCAACTAGTATTAATGTCTGTTGTTTAGTTAGTAATACTTTAGTAAGGTCTAGAATTATAGTTGTAAATAGAGTTAGTACTAGTGCAAATACAAAGGTTATATCTGATAAGGATATGCTTATTCCAGTGAATCTTGCATAGTTTGATAATTCATAGGGAGTGTAGAATGGAGAGTCAAATATTGGTAGATAAGCTAGTGCAGCGGCTAGTCCATATAAAAGTATACCTATGTTTCTAAGTCCTTCTAGTGCCTTTGTCCAGTTCAATGCCACTTCCTTTTAATGCTTCTTATTAATCCCTTCGCTATAAGTTTTAGATCGAGGATCATACTTGGATTGTTTACATATTGTATATCATAATACAGTCGCTTGAAATTGTCAAGTCTGTCAGTATTTAACTGTGCTAGGCCAGTTACTCCTGGTATTACCTTGTTTCTGGTAGTCCAATTAGGTATGGTTTCTTTACAGTGGGTATGTAGCTCCCAGTCTAGCGTTCTAGGCCCTACTAGGGATATATCTCCTTTAAGGATACTTACTAGCTGGGGTATCTCATCTAAGGCAAGACTTCTTAATAACTTTCCTATAGCTGTATACTTCATTCCACTTGCTGAAGGGGCTAATCCAGGAGGGGACTCATCCACATTATCTGATTTGATAAGGGTTGTGAACTTATAGACTGTTATTTGAATGCCTAACTTTCCTGCTCTTATCTGAGAATAGAATACAGGAACTAGTAAGTACATATTACTTAAAATTATAGCAAAAGCTACTGGGGCAGTTAAAATTAGAAAAGTTAAAGAGAGAATTATATCCAGTAATCTTTTTGCATACTTGTAGATAAATAGCTGTGATACACTTATTATAAGCCCTAGCTCCAGTAAGTAAAAGACTGGTAGCCTCCAGCGTACAAAACCAGATTGCTTTATTATGTGCATTGATAGAGGTAGTAGTAGTAGAAATGATACTACTAGTAAAACTAATACTATCTTGGGCCTATTTACTGCAAGAGTTATTGTTCCTATAGCTAATAAGAGATACCAACCTGACATATATACAGCGAATCCTAGCTCTACTATAGTATTTGCTGTCCAAGGATATGGAAAGAATACCGTCTCCAGAGCATTTTTTATTAATATAGTAGAGCAATAAGTTATATTCTTAGAGTATAGTAAAGGTGTTCTGCAATGTGTCGCTTGCGCTACTGGATTTCTAGTGTCAAAGAATTCTATATGAGGCTGCCCTGGTATCCAGTTTACTCTCTTTTTTACTTGCTCAGCTTTGAGTTTAGCCTCAGCTCTTATTTCTTCGCTGTCTAGGGCTGGAAAGTGAGTGTACTTAATTATATACTGCATAGAAATAAGAGGTACAAGAATTATTGCTGCAGGAAGGATGATAAGCCCTATTTCTTTACTAGCTGGTCTCTTTACTCTTATCAAGAGTAGAATAGTATATAAGCTTAATACTGCGAATACTGCTATACCAAATTCTTGTCTTAAAAACATTACTATGCTAGAACCTGCTAGAAGTATTAGACTAGTTGAAAGTCTAGGTCTTCTAGTAAAGGCTAGTAATGATAGTGAGACTCCAAAGATTATTAGTGTATCTTTAAGTAACTGAGTAGACATGTAGAGTTCATAAGGATTTAATCCTATTATTAATAAGGCTAGTATAGGAGCTTGCTTGGGTAGAAAACCTAAGTTCTTTACAGTCTTATATGCTATCAGGGCAGTGCCTAGATGAGCTGCTATATTTAGTAACTCTCCCCAGATTCTACTTGGGCCTAAAATGTAGTAAGGTAAGGCAAGTATGTTAGTATACTCTGGGTATTTTGCGAAGTGTATATAGCCTTCTCCCCAATCCCTCGCAAGTGTTAGAGCTATTGCGTGATAGAATGGACTATCTGGATGCTCTAATACTCCTTGTCTTATGTAGAAATTTAGTACTATGTATATAGTTACATGTACTACTAATAAGAATAGGAGGATTGAGGGGACAAGAAAGTGCGCTTTACTGATATGTATACTATAATTAGATACACTAGTTCTGAGCATACAACACCTACAGCTGCGGCTTCTATACTTATTAGACTAAGAATCCCCACTAACAGTAGCTTGGCTATTAGTAGGGTTATAGATGCAAGTATTAGTGTCTTTGTCTTCTCATACTTTATTAATACTACTACAAGTCTTGCTATAGTGTATCTTATTGGAAGGGAAAGCGAGGCTATGAATAGTAGTACTAATATGTTTGCTGCTGAGACATGTAGACTAAGGGATACAAGAGTAAAGTTTATTTCTATAGGGGGTAGTTGAGAAACTATACCGACTGGTATTATTAGAACTAAAATCATTATTAGTCCTAGTTTTAGGCTTGGTACTATACTTATATTCTCGTCATCCTCGTTAGTGTAGTGTACTATTCTTCCATAGTTTACTACTCCACCTATTACTCCTACTAAGCCAAAAATGTAGGACCAGATAGTTATTGAGCCTATTGGTAGTGTAGTGGTTATTACTATTCTTTCCAGTACTACTGATATAGTTACTAGTATAGGAGCTGCTATTAAGAGTAACATTACTTTACTAGGAAATTCTATCTTAGTTAAAGTATTTAGAGGACTTGTGCTTAGCTTTATCAAGAGTACTAGCCTTATTAATTCTGGTAAAGTTATTAGTAGTATTATTACTTCTAGTATGTATTCTGTCTCTAATAACTTGGCTGTAAATACTATTGGGAGTATTAGTATGTATGCTATAGATGAGTATAAAGTTATGGTGTATTGTTTTTTACTGTTTACTGTACCAGTTAGTACACTAGCCAAAGTGGCTAGTATTATGTAAGGAAGTAACATATATACTAGAGGACTGTTTCCTATGAAGAATATAGCAGTTGCTAGTACTATTACTATTGGGGTTAGTATTAGTATAAAGGCTCCTAACATCTGACTAGTGTATTTTAGTAGATATGATTCTGATACAGTAACTACTGTTACTACAAAAGTGGCAAGTGAATAGGCTAAAAAGAATTCATCTGTTTGTTCCCCTATGTTAAATAGAATTCCTAGTAGTACATATACTAGTATTCTAGTAGACTTGGAGAGGGCTAACTTTACTGTCGTAAGAAACATGCGTCTATGAACTTTATCTTTCCATCTGAAGCAGCTACTTGGTCTAGATTTCCTATGTAATCAAAACCTAGTTCTGGAAAGCCTAGGCTATAATAAAGTTGCCAGAAGTTTGCTTGTCCTTCATAGTATTCTTCAAAGCAAACTTCAGTTATTACAGCCTTGGCTCTTCTAAGAAGATCTTGCCCTCCTAGTATTACAGACATCTCATAGCCTTGTACGTCCATCTTTACTAGTATAGGGCCTTGTAGACTGAAATTATTTGCCCAATGATCTAGAGTCATTAAGTTAACTGTTTCCCTAACTTTTGGAGTGCGGGCTGAATCTCCTAAAACTGCAGTAGGTTGTAGTATAGAAGCTGTACTTGTACTTTGATTTTTATATCTAAGTAATGTACCTATTGATAAGTTATCGTTCTGTACTAAGGCTAAGTTGTGAGCTACTAATCTAGGTTCTTTTTCTTCCAGTAGACGTAACTTATTATATTCTTTTATCTGAGGCTCAAAAGAATGTATTGTTGCATTTGGAAATATTCCTAGATACTTCTTTGCAGATCTTCCATCTGCCGCTCCTATGTCTAGAACAGTTTTGAAATCTATATTAGCCAGTCCACAGAGCCCATCTTCTATTCTAGAGCTGTATCTTAGTCTTCTTGCATAGGCTCTTGCCTTCTTATACCAGTCCAAAGCGTTCCTCTGTCATTACATTCATCTTTGCTAGTAGTAGGGCTTGTTTAGACATTGTCTCAAAGTTATTTAGGCAGTGCTTTATGGCTCCTAGTAATTCTACTTTATCCAGTTCTATAGCTACTCCAGCTCCATAAGCAACTATGTCCTTCCAAACTGGAGGAACTCTTGTAACTACTACTGGAATTCCATTAGCAAGATAATGTCTTATTCTGGCTGGGTCTGAGTAATATTTTCCTTCTCTATTATTAGGGTCATAGAGGGCTACTCCTACTTTTGATGTAGCTAGTATTTGGTCTAGAGCCTGAGTATTTACTCTTAAGTCTTCTACTGAGTAGTCTACTATCGTAATCATGAATCCAAGTTTAGCCAAGTCAGGAGCTATGGACTTAAATACTTCCCTAGCCCTACTTTTATCTGGTCCCATCCATAAGACTCTTTTAAGTCTTTCTTCTATTGGATGAACTGGTGGTAGCTTGGATAGCATGTAAGGTACGTGCTTTACTTTGCTATGCCTTTCTAAGTTAACTTTATACATTAGCTGTCTTTGTACTCTAGTATCAGTAGGATCAGCCATAGACCATACTTCATCGGCAACTTTTAAGGCTTTTGTTTCTATCCATTGATAGACGAAGTTGAAGTGTCCAAATTTCTTAGGGTGATAGTCTAAGCGCCAGTAACAAAGACGCTTAGTTTTTACTTTAGAGTAGTGTACGGCAAGAGTAGTTAAGGGATCTGGTGTTACTACTAGATCATATCTACCCCATCTCTTTACTAGACTTAGAAAGTTAAGTAGATGACCTAGTATAGGGGCGAAGTTTTTATCTATTCTACTTGGGAGTCTTATTGCTCCTGTTCTATAGCCAATTTGAGGCTTGAGCCATTTTATAAGTAGGTTGGGAGCATAGCCTGGGATATTGTATGAGATTACTAGTATGTCCATTACTTTCTGGATACCAGCAATCTTTCAAGATTTTCCTTTACATAGCTTTGATCTTTGGTAGAGAAGTACCAATCTAGAGTACTCTTTAGTCCCTCTTTGAATGGCACTGGTTCATCCCCCCCTAGGCTTAGGAGTTTAGAGTTATCAGCCACTCTATTAAGAGGGCCTATTGGCTTGTTTAGCTGGTGTTCGATCTGAGGGTTGTACTCCCAACCGTGTGCAGCCCTAGCTAGGACAATTGTACGAGAGATTGCTTCGGATACAGTTATCTTCTCCATAGTACCTAGGTTAAGAGCGTGGGCTCCTTCTTGTAGAGAGGAATGCTCCATGGCTAGAATCATTCCTTTAACTATATCATCTACGTGAGTCCAGTTTCGTATTTGAGTTCCATCGCCCCATACAGTGAAAGGATCTTGTTTTACTAGAGTTCTTGCTATAAATGATATTATTGCGTGATTTTCTTTTGCCCTAGGTCCATATACAGTGAAGAAACGGCAGGATACGGAATTGAGCCCTTTTTCTTTGTATGCTGCTTGTAGAGACATTTCCATAGTTAGCTTAGCTAATCCATAGAGACCATCAGGTTGAATTAGTCCATCTAGACTAGCTGATTCAGATACTTCTGCGTGTCTAGGTCCTTTTAAGGAGGCCCAGTCCTCTTTTAGATAGACGCTTCTACTAGTATCATTCTGCATGAACATTGGATAGATGCAGCCACTTGAAGCAAAGATTAGTCTAGGTACTTTAGCCTCTATACAGGCTTGAAGTACATTGTTATCTATAGCAAAGTTATTACTGCAGGCTACTTGCTCTAGTTCTACGTATCCTCTCCCTCCGTGATCTGCAGCTAGATGGAAGACTACATCCGCTCTCTTGAGTTCATTAGTAAGATTGTGCAGACTGGCCCAACGAAGATCCCAGGTTAGAAGTCTTCTATAAGAAACAGCTTTTAGATTCTCTCTGCTTCCACTTGAAAGATCATCTATTATGGTTACTTCGTGATTTAGTTCATCTAGTTTTTCTACTAGATGAGAACCTATGAATGATGCTCCACCAGTTACAACTATTTTCACTACTACTCCTTGGTTGACCATAAGTCTATTACTTGTAGATTGCTAGTCTCTCTGGCTTCGGATATTAGTCTATCGTATCCTCTATGAAGTACTATTACTGTATCGTAGGCTGATACGTCTGAGCCAGGTAGTTCATTAAGATCTTCATCTAGAAAGTCTACTACACAGCTCTTTTTCAGTAGTAGCTGCTCCAGCTTAAGTGATATAGAAGACTCAGTTATGTCTACTCCCTCTTTATAGGTCTTACCTACTATAAGAACTGTGTTCTTAGACTTAACTTGTGCAGCTATGTTATGTAGTCTACTAAAATTTATTAGCTGTACTCGCCTGCCTAGACCTGAGTCAGTGAATTGGTTGAAGAAGTCTAAGTCTCTGGGAAAACAAGGTCCTCCGAATGAAGGTCCATACTGCCAGAACGCTCCAGGCCTCTCTCCCCCTCGCCTGAAGAACTCTGACGTGGTATTTATGTCTATTCCTAACTGCGCTGCTTTGTCCCCCAGCTCTCCTATAAATGACATCTTCATAGTACACCAAGCGTTATGGGCTAGCTTTAAGAAACTTGCTGTACGTGTGTCAGTTATTATAGGCGTATGATACTCAACTGACGGAATATCTGCCCATAACTTTATAGCCCATAGAATTGGCTTATCTGAATCACCTCCGTATACTTGCATTGGAGGATTCTGCAGATCTTTTATTACGCTACCTATAGCAATCCAGACTGGATTAATTACTATCTGGGGAGGCCACTTGCGCTCGGAGAAGAAGGAGGCTAGCCATTCTCCATGTTCTGGCATTAGAGTGCTAAGCACTAGTATCTTTATATTCTTGCTAGTACTAGCCAGTGCCTTGTCTAGACTTTTGAAGCATTCTTTTAACTGAGTAGAGTCCATGTTGCCATTTGCATCTGTAGGAGTATTAACACAGACCACTACTATATCTGAAGAGGATACTAAGCTATCGTAGTCTGTAGTATAGTAGGCTGCCCCAGAAGTAGTACAGTTAGGCTCACTGGTTGTGAATGTACCCTTGTTAAGTGAGTCTATCTTTGCTTGATCTATATCTAGCCCTACAGTTGGATAATATCTACTTAGCAAAGATGCTACTGGAAGTCCTAGTCTACCTAGTCCTATTACTCCTATGCTAGTTTGATTCAACTCTCTCTACTTCCTCCATTAGATTTATCCAGTCTGAGGATACTACATATTTTTCTGCCAAGGTTCTGGCATTTATGGCCATTACTTGCCAATTATCTAGTACTACTTCAAGAGCAAGTTTTAAGGAATCAAGATAAAAGTCTTTTATAACTACTCCAGCTGAGAATTGCTCTATTTCTTCCCATATAGGTGGTATAGGAGTGGTTATTACTGGCACTCCAAAGGCTAGGGATTGTTTTATTCTTTTTGGATCCGAGTAGTAAAAGCTCTTATCTTCATTAGGGGAGTATAGGGCCACAGATATAGCAGCTATGGACAGTAGTTCTTGTAACTCTCTAGCCACTTGTTCTTCACCTAATCCCCAGCTTCTTGCCCTTTTTATAGGGTCGAAGATTTCAAAGTCTACATCAATGCTTTGACAAGCATCTTTAGTCATCTGTATATGCTTACTTCGCTCTTCACCTATTACTATTACTTTTCTTAGCCTTTTCTCTTCATCTCCTATAGATACAGCAGGTAGATCCTTTAGAAGTAAGGGTAATACTTTAGGAGATAGGGGTAAAACTCCTTCTAGTTGAGCTGGATGAGTTATGTACCATACATCATCTAACTTATCCAACTTGCTTATATTCTTTATTAGTTCTTTAGTTTGCCAAAGTATTATCTTGTTAGCTATAGGTGTCTTCTTGAATAAGTTTCTTCTAGGACTCCATTTGTATAGAGTACTTATTCCATTAGTAGATATAGCATAGTCTAGTCTAGTAGCTTTAGGAAGCTTATTGAATACAGTGTAGCCTTGTTGTCGTAGAAAAGAAACTACACTGTTACTTACTTCGTTGTCTTCCAGAAGAATATTCATTATCTTACTGCTTGTCTATAAAAGGCTGTAAGTATTTCCTTAGTACTCTACCCATAGCATCTGGAACTGACTTAGCCCCTCCAGCTACTGGACAGCACTCTATACCTACTAAGTGGGCTAGTATTTCACTAGGGTCAGCTTTATTCTGTAGTAGAATACTTACTATTATTGATATAGCCTCAGAATTAGCTCTATCGCAGGAACTAGTCTTTCCCATATAGCAATGTATTTTTATAGGGTAGTTACTTTTATCTATAAAGGATACTACTATATAAGCATTACCGTGTCCGGTTCTTTCTACTGTAGTTTCCCCCCTCATTAGCCTAGGCAGTTCTAACATATAGCCCTTTCTAGCTCAGTTATTAGGCATCTAGAGGAGCAAAATTGCTGTTTATCTTTAGGTAAGAGTTCTAGTTCGGCAGTAGAATCTTCTAAGGGGACAGGACCACGTATGGCTACGGATAGCTTGTCTAGTACTATATTGGGTTTTGCGAATATGTGTCTACAGTCTTTGTTGTTGCAGTGACGCACTTAGAAGACCCTACTGTCTCGGAGCAACGCTAAATCCCCTTCCGCTACTAAAGCCTGAAAGACTGAAGAACCCTCTTCTAGTAGGACCTGCTTGTGCGGGTTCTAGTTCTAACTCTTGAGAATCTATATCAGTCTCTAGTTCATCTAAGGTAGGCTCTAGATTAGTAGCTGGAAGAGGTATGGCTTCTGTACTAGTAGTAGTGAGTGCGCTAGCAGGGTTGGCAAGAGAGGCTAATCTTTCAGCCACTGCTCTCTTGTTTGGATGCTTAGTAGCTATTAGAACTTCAGCAAACTCTGCCTCAGCTTCTGGAAGACTAGCCTTTATTTTAATTAGTCCCCCTTGAAAGTCAAAGGAAGACTCTATAGTCTTACCAGATCTTACTTGCCCTAATTCTTGTGCCCCTGATGCTATTAGAAAGTCAGATACTTCTACAGCCCATTGAGCAAAGCGATCTCCAGATCCTTCTGTGGGGAAGAAGGGTTGTACTGAGGCAAAGCCTTTATTACTGGGACTTCCTCTTAGTAGCTGGGCCATAGCACTACTTTCTTCCCATCTTAACCTTTTTAACAGGCTTGAAAGCATGCTTTCCAGCGTTTCCGAAGGAGTTCACTATTAATTTGTTTGCTTTGGTTAAGGAGCCCCTATTGGAGCCGGTCCCAGTCTTCATTTTCTTGGGCTGAAGAGCATTGCCTGCTGCTCTGAAGGAGCTTCCCACTACAGAGTTAGGGGCTGGTCGTGCTAGTGTATTTCTCTTGAGCTTGGCCATATCTTCTCCTCCTAGTCTTTTCTGGTGTAATGATACAATAGACGTTTTGCATACAGCTCACAGTCTATTTGACTTCCTAGCTGTTTGCTTACTATGATGCTGGTTAGATCTGCAGCCTCACAACTAAACTCCAATCTTACTAGAGGGGAATATTTTATGGTTTGAGAAAATGCTGTGGTTTCTTCCCCTAGTACTATAAAGCTGTACCACTTACTAGAATTTCTTACCTCATTCCATAGCCCTGTGGCTGATTCTATTTTGCTTACGGATGTGAAAATGTTCATAATTACATTATACATCATCTTGATGATAATGTCAAGTTACTTATCGAAAGGTCCCTTTCTAAATGTTCTTAGACCTCTTAGTTTTCTTACCCTTTCTTTTATTCCTTCCACATCTACTCCAGTTAGTGGACCTACAGGTCTTTTTTCTTTCTTTCTTAGTTCTTCTATTATTCTTCTCTCAGTCATTATTCTTGCTATATCAGATACAGGATTGTCTATATCTACTTTAGGTGCCCCTGCAGCTTCGGCTAACTCTCTCTTGAGTCTAGGATTTTCCTGTAACCTACGCAAGAACGCTTTTCTGTCTTCTAAAGCTTGGGCTCTAGTCTTTGTCTGAGAAGAAGTTAAAGGTTCAGGTCTAAGTTCTCCTTCCCTTACTCCTTCTAGTATAGTGAGGTTTCCAGTCCTTACTAATCTTTGTGCCTCTCTGTCAAATCTAGATACTAACTCACTTAGCTCAGGAAGTAATCTAAATTCTTTTGCCACTATTTGAAGTACCTGTACGTCATCGTCAGGTGTAGCTCCCTTAAGTACCTCTCTAAGAGTATCATCTAGAAAGTCTACTCTATCTTCCTTAGTTACTAGACGAGAAAGCTTTGCTTTTAGAGCCTTTATTTCTCTAAATCTTTCTCTTCTTAGTACTTCTTCTTCTACAGGTGATGGGGGCTTTCTTTTTCTTCCCATTTCACTTCTCAGCAGAAATTATAAGCCTTACGTTTCTAAGCCTTCTTATAGACTGTCTATCCCCAGTCATATCTAAGGCTTCGGTTAACGTGAAAGCTTCTCGTCCGAAGGCATTCTCTAGCCTATTTATTGACTCAAAGTCAACAGACTTTATGTTACCTTGAACGTTTCCTACGTCCACTTCTGTGGCTAGTCTAAATACTGGCTCAGCCATTATCTTTCCTTACGAACATTTTTCCTATGCCTTTTATTTTCTTTCTTACAGCCTTAAAGAATCCTAAGGCCCTACCTCTAGAAGGGAACTCAAACTGATTGTTCCTGTCTTGTTGCTTTCCTTTCATAGGGGTGTCAACTCCAGACCCTATCCATTCCCCACTGAAGCGTTTGGCTATGGCTAGAAGCTGGTTATCTTTTTCCTGATTTATTGTTCCTCTGTAGAAAACTTCTGCCGTAACTTCTGGCATTAGATTAACCTAATCATTGTCGTCTTCATAGATAAAACCTTGCTTGTCAGCTAGATTTAGTAGCCTTCTTATTTCAGTGTCGCTAAGATCATGGTGTCGCAGCTGTTTAGAGACATCACTGAAGCTTACACTGTCTTCTCCGTGAGCCAGTCCATCAGCTATTACTGCCCCTACTACTGCAGCTACTCCAGGATCTGTAGGGCTCTTAGTCTCTGTTTTTCCAGTTAGTCGATAGAATTTCATCTTAGATAATCCTTTCTATATGAACCTAGGAGTCTTCATCATCTTGGAGCCCTTCTTTTTTCTTATTCTAGTACCAGCCGCCATAGCATCTCCTACTCTCTTCATTGCCCTACCAGAAGGTGCTCCTACAGTTCTGATTCCCTTGAAGGCATTTTTCATGCTAAGCTTCTTGGGTCTCATGGACTTTCTTTTTGTACGTCTTTTAGGACTTCTTCCCATCATCTTGTAAACAACCTTCTGCCTGATCTTCTTCTTGGTCTAGGGGCTAAATCTTCATCATCATCTGATTCCACTAGCCAGCCAGCCTCTGCGGCTAGCCTCATGAATCTTCGTATATCATTTTCTTTCCATAACGAGATCTTTGAATCTGCTCCCATAGATCTAATTATAGTTCTAAAAGTTAATCCTCTATCAGACGAAGTTTCGGGGTCTTTTACTTCTATTGTAGCTAGTAGAGCGGCTAGTCCTACCATGTCTTGATCTTCTTGAGTAGCATTTAGAATATTTGCGTGTTTTCCAGCCTTTAGAAAGTTATCAAATCTTATGGCTAAATCGCTAGCTGCATCTAAGCCACTCTCTGTTAATCTAAATTTCTTAGACACTACTTTCTTACAAGCCTTTTCTTGGTTCTGTCCCTGCTCTTTCCACTGAAGACGTCTATGAATCCTTCCCCCATACTTCTAAGAAAGCGATTATCCCTAAGATTTACAGAGGGTCTTTTCTTTGCTATACTCTTAGCTGCTTTACTTCCTCTGATGGAGAACGTAGCCTTTCCTTGTTCTTTAGCAATGGTAAGAAATGATTTTTTGGCCATTAGTTACTGCCTAGACTGAGTCTTTATATTAGCTATTAACTCTGGAATCATTGCAAAGAAGTGGGTACCAAGCTGTCTTTTAACTTTATTAGACTGTAGGCTCTGCTCTAGTACTTCTAGTATAATACCTACTTGAACAGGTTCTAGTTCAAGGGAAGCCATTACATCAACTCCTGTCTTGCTTCAAAGATATCGCTTACCATGTAGCCCTTTATCGGTCCTTCTACTACTTCGCAAGTACCAACAGCGCTTCTGTTAGGTCCTTCTTCAAAATATATGCAGTTGTAGCAACGTCTTCTTGATCTTCCTGCTTGTCTATAGTCTACAACATTCTTAGTAAACTTGATACCTTCATCGAGGGCTCTTTCGGCAGTTATGTTTAAGGGAGGACGTTTTCTTTTTCTTTTAGCCATCGTTTTCTACTTGATCTAGTACTCTAGCTTCGAATAGCCCTTTTAGTTCTCTTCTTAGTACTGATACATCTGTTAGTTCCTCTACTTCTATAGAGAATCTAGGGGCTGATGGATCTTTTCTTCTTGTAACTCCTAGCATAGGACTTTCAGTATTGAGAATTATATTAGAAGCATCTATTGTATCTGCTATATCTTCTAGGGAAGAAGGTGACCCTCTATTTACTTCAAGATTAGCTATTATATTTACTAGTACTTTCTGCCTACTGGATAGACTATTAAATAGCTTTTTCCCTTGCACCTGATTTAATCTAAATGCTTGAGCCACTAGAAGCCTCTAATGTCCTTTAGCTCAGCCCTCATTGATTGAGGCATTCTACTAGAGGCTCTTTCATTTCTAGCCTCTAATTCATCATCGTCCTCAGAATCAGCACCTTCAATAATTCCTTGCTCAAAGAGTAGCCTTAATACTCTTCTAAGTTGGCCTTCTTTTAATAGACCTTCAAAGATGTTTGTGTCTAGAGGTCTTGCTTCCCTCATTTCTTCAGCTATAGATCTAATAGATTTTCTTATCTCTGCTTCAGTTACTCCTGAGGAGCCAAAGCTAGCTCCTCTCATAGCATTTACAGTCATCATTTGCTCTAGTACAGCCTTAGGGATAGTATCTGGGGGACTTCCTGGCACCCACCCAAATTTGTTACGCATCACTCTATTAAAGTGACTAGCTTCAGGGGTAAGTTTTAATTTAGGTTCTGCCATTACTGGAGACCTAGCTCACTTTTTCTTTTCTGGCTATTACCATGTTACCGCTCTTTTCTTTTGTACTTCTTATTCTGGAAAAGTTATTCTAGCCTTGGCCCTTCTTCTTGCTTCTCCTACTTCTTGCTTACTTAAGTCTACTGGGTTGTTATTGGTTAATGAAAATAAGGCCCGATTTATGAAAGCAGTTGCCCTACTATCTGCATCAAAGCCTTTACTTCTACTAGCTGCTACTCCATCTGTTACTATTCTAGCATATTGTCCAGGGCTTTGTAGGGCTCCGAAAAAGAATAGTCTATCAGGATCTAACTCTAGTTCTTCTGCTACTATTATAATGGCTTCTTCTCTAGATACTATTCTTTGTGATGTCATATTACTGCCTATATCCTGTACTAGGGTCAGTTAACTCAGTAAAGTTTCCTTTGTTTCCCTTAGCAATTCTAGGCGCCCTTCCCTCTTTCATGCTGCCTAGAATTCTCATCTTACTTATTTCTATTTGGTCAAACTCCTTGGTAGGAATACTTAGTACATTTGCTGTACCAGCTGCTGATACCATTACCATTCCTACTACTCCAAAGACTGTGAGTATCTTTGCATTTACTAGTCTTGAAATAGATCTAGTCGCTTCTCCTTTAGTTATGCCAAGTATGTCAGCTATCTCTCTTGATACTGAATCTATTTCAACTTCCTGTCCTTGGGCTATGTCAAAAAAGGTTTCAGCTACTTCTCTATCAAGTAAATTTAAGGGTTGATGAGCCATCTTAAAGTCTTGCCACGAAACCTCTGTTTAAGGCTTCACTTATCATCTTTTCTAGACTGGCATCATCATTAGGCCCATTAACTAAATTGTGCTTAACTAGGGTTAAGTTAAAGGGCCTTCTATTTTCAAAGACTTCCCTCCCTACTCCAAAGGCTAAAAAGTCGAAGAGTCTAAATGCTGAGATGGATGGCGCAGATTGCTCATCTGCAGTTTCAAGTATCCAGTCAACTCCTTTATCGGTAACCATAAAAAAGTCTCTGACATTATTGAATCGTCCAGCCATTACTTTTGATACTTCTTCTTTCTGTTCTTCATCTTCTTACGCTTTGCTCGCTATTTCTTTCCCTTAGCAGGGGCCTTTTTAACCATATGAGTCCATTTCAGTCCCTCCCTAGTAGCCTTTATAAGACGTTTCAAGCAACCTTATAAAGGTACCTCTCCCTTCAATGTAGGCGGTGCCTACGGCGCTTTCAAAACGCTCGTAAACCCTGCTTACTTCTTCCTACGCTTTTTGCGCTTCGAGCCGCCATGAGGGTGTTTGTGAGACTTAATTCTCTTACCCTTCATCTTGGTGTGAAGTGACCAGACTCTTGATAGAATCATTTAAGCGGGACCTCCTTTCATAAAGTTGATGGTCTGTTAAACTTCTATTATGAGATTGGAGCGGAGTAGGCTGTTGAATGTATTCTTTGCACGAAACCCTATTATTGACTGGAGAGCAGTCATGGCTTGACTCATAGAAAAGGTCTCCCCAATTTCTAGGTTAAGCTCACCTCTTAAATCTCTTATCATAACTGCGTCTGCGAAGCCTGTGGCTGAAACTGTTTCTGCATCATTAAACTTAAACATTACCCTAATCCAAACTCTTCTGCTTCTAATACGAAGGCGTTGGCACTAGAACTATCAGGAAAGCTGCTTTGAATAACTAATCCTCCACCACTTTCTACAACACCTAATATAGTTCCATCATTCTTTGTTATGAGATTACGTAGTTGCTCAGCAGTATCTTCATCCAGTCCTATAGGTATGCTGGTATTGATTACTACTCCCCTATTTCTACCTGGGACCTTAAGAAATCTAGCCATCTTGCTGAGCCTCTAGTATTCTTTTGAGCCTGGGATTGGTTAAGGCTTCTCGTCTCTCTCGTTCTGCAAGCTTTGCTACTCTGGCTCTGATTTGAAGCTGTCTTGCTCGGAGATCTGGTCTACTAGAAAGCTTTTGTTTCTTGAATTGCTCCAAAGTCGCTTGGCTGGGGTTACTTCCTAGGGTCTCAATAACTCTACCAGTCTTTCTTACTGGTAAACTTCTTATTCGTTTCTCTTCCTGAATTAGATCTGGTTGAGCCTGGGCGAAGTCATTGGCCTCTTGCAATCGTAGAATTATATCTGCAGGTTCTTCTACAAATACTTCATCAATTGGTGCTAGCCCCCCAGCTTTGTCAAAAAGGGCTAACTTTATTAACTCAGTTAAACCAGAACCAGCTCTTCCAAATTCTTCTTTTTCTAGCCTGTATCTATTAGTAAGCTGAGATTGAGTAATACGAATACTGGCTAAGGCACCCTTGCCTTTTCTTTCCTTTACTCCAGGTTCAAAGGAAAATACTCTTCCACTTCGCTCAAAGTTTCTAAATCGTCTGGCCATTACTTTTCTGCCAACTTTTCTAGTCTTTCTTTTACGCCTTGATTAAAGGCTACAAGACTATCAGATACCTCTTCAGAAGCTCCAAGTTCCAGAGCTCTTTCCTTAGCCTCTTTTATTAAGCTAGGACTAGGCCTCTCTCCTACTGCTAATCTAGAAGGAGTCTTACTAGGCTCTACTTGTATTGGCTCTGGTATATTAAGTTCTTCTATTCTAGTTAAGGGGGAAAAAGGAATACTGAAGCGGAAGTCTATAAGTCTTGTTAACTGTATAAACTCCTCATCTGTAACAGCTTCTTTAAGTAATTTACTTCTTTCTTCTGGCTTAAGGGGATTCCATTCTTTAGGCCCTATACCTACTTCAAACAGAAGATTAGCAATTTTAGTAGCTTTATCTTCTCTTCCTGCTTCTACTGCTTGGAATCTACCTATGGCTATTCTGTCCCTTGACTGTATTCCTCTTCCGATCTCTCTTGCCTTTGTTATGGCCCTATCAGCAGCTATGGATGTAGAAGTTGCTATAGTAGTGGCTATATCACTAGCTACTTGTTTAGCGGCTGGTATAGCTTCTTCCCTCGTAAATTTTGCAGCTAGGGCTAATTGAGGTCTTGTAGCAGCAGCAGCTTGTCTGGCTAGAGCATGCCCTTTTCTAGCCCCTCTTTTTGCTGCAGGTAATCCTACTCTAACAGCTGCTTTACTACCTATAAGCACACCTTTACCTGCTATTAGAGCTCCTTTTCCAGCTCCTCTAGCAGTGGCTTTTCCCGCTCTTCTAACTTCTCTCTCAGACTGTGATATGGCTCCTTCTATTATTCCAGCTGTTCTTCCAGCAAATTCGGCACGCTTTTGATCGAATATAGACTGTAGACGATCCTTCTTACTAGTAAAGGCTGAAGCTACTTCAGGCGCTATCAAGGGTCTGGAAGCAGCTCTTTCTGACGAAGGAAAAAGGCTAGTTTGTCCTTTAGCTTCTCGACCAATTATCTCAAAGGTTCTTAAGGATCTAGCTATAGCTATTATATTTTGCCTAGAATCTGTGTCTCCTTTGAGCCTAGTTCTCTGCACTGCCCTTTGCAGCGCTCTAGTAACTTGTTGTGGCTTAGCCCCTTGATTAGATAAGGCTATGGCTAATTGTTCCCTATCAGCTTCTGACTGTATCTGCTCGAGTCTATTAAATCCTAATTGAGCAAGTGCCACTCTAAGAACATCTTGTTGCCTTATGGGCTTTGCCCCTGCTTCTAGACTTTTGAGTGCAGTCTTGAGAACTGTAAAAGATTCAGACCTTCTAGAGGATAGAAAGTCTCTTAGTCTTAGAACCATAGTTGGCTCAAGTTCTACGATGAATGATTGAGCATTAGGATTTTCTTCTATAGCATCAAGAAAAGGCTCTGCGAACTCAGGGCGCCCAGCTTTCTCGAACTGTTGTATTAGCCCTTTATTAGACTCAATAGTAAATACTACTTGTCTTGGAAGGACTATCTGTATAGCCATTTAGAGTCTCTCTAGTAACACAACTTGTGTAAAGCTTAGTAACTGAATTCGATGTCTGTGGTCAGTTTGCTTTTCGATAATAGGTACTGCTATTATCTCAAAGAAGGTCTTGGTAACTACTTGGAACTTGTAGTTAGTATCTATTACACTTACTACATCACCTACTCTAAGATTTCTGGCCCTAACTACGTCTCCTACTGTGTGTCTAGCCACCTTAGCTTCTGCTTTTACTTTTCCAGTAGTACTGATTGCTTCGACCATGTTACATCTCTCCTTGGTCAGTTTATCAGCATTCTAGCCTGTTATGATACCTTGTTCATTAAGAGGGCTTTATAAGTTCCCTGATTCTTTGTATGTGTCTCTCTAAGTAATCGTTATAAAGTTTAGTTAATCTTATTACTCTTCTAGGCGCAGCGACCCCAAGATCCACTGCTTCGAAATTGTCCATAGTAAATCCGGTCTCAGACATTTCAATACCAGATCTCAGATTGCCTGTTATGTTCGTATCTGTACGCGTACCTTGGCTTACACCATCTCTAAAGAGCTCAATACTACTGCCATCAACCTTTAGCTGTAAGGTAGAGTCTGGCACATCAGCAGCACTTAAATCTGCACCGAGTTGGGTGTATCCTCCAATTGTACTTATTCTATAGACTTCCCAACCATCGAATAGCTTATAGATCCCGAGATAGGCTTCACGATTTGCGCTATTATGACGGGCTAGAGCACCTTGATAGTTACCTGTACCCCCACCATCAGCAACCCAATCGAAGATCACCGTCATATCATCTGTAGATAAATCTGACTCTGCTCTGGCAGCCTGTGTACTATTACTATCAGAATCAATATCATCGCTGGCGCCAATGACAGTCATTCCGCCAGCCCCAGTTATGGTATCATCCCAACTGAAGCCTCCATTAGGTCCTGTTGCAGTATGAGCACTAAGATCTGTATCTCCTGCCTCTACGAAGGTATCTCCAGCTGTCGTACTAGGATCCTTCGATCCATCAGTAACATACTCTGGAGGAAGGACTTTCGATGCACTGGTTTCCTCAATGGACTTCATAGTATGTCCAGTCCATTTCTGGAGAGACGTTAAGGATGTAATACCATCAATCTTATGGCGTCGATAATCTGCTTGAAATACTGCAATAATATTATCGACGTGTATGGGATCATCTTTATAGGATTCAGAGTGAATATCGCCATAGCCTCCCAGAATCAGCCGAACAACTCCTGTGCTCTCCTTCCGAACGGGCTTAGGTCCAGTTAGTCCAGTTGGATCACTTAAGGTAGTAAACATCTCCCAGAGAGCATCTCTAGTTGTTAATGAAGTGATTGCTCCTAACTCATAACCCATCCCTATCTCAAGGGCTATCTTCTCATCGGGGCGAAGACCTCTATCAAGACTACTTCCGAGAGATACGAGCATAGTAGGCCCAACGCATAGTCCACTAGTATCGTAAGATACCAAAGCGTAGCCTTCTGGAGGACCTCCTTTCTGCTCGTACTGAGGCCTAGAACGAAGGTCAATCGTACCTAAAGCGTTGCTAGCATTAGGAATGCGCCAGAATGAAAGGTCTCCCTCTGTTGCCCACTCCCAATTAATGAGACATATATTAGCTGGTACCTTAGCTTGAGCTTGAATCGACTCATATGCAGAAGCACTATTTGCAGTTAAGGCAAGAGTAATGAGAGCAATTGCGAGTAAAATCAATCTAGTCATCTAGTCATCCTTTGTATAAGTCCACATAATACTTACCCAAGTAGGAGTTCCTGACACTGATGTAATAACAAGATCTAGTCTATCTCCGTCAGCCATAGTGGCATCTCCGCCCATTGCTTCGTCAAATGCAGGTGTTCCATCGCATACAAGATCTGTTCCATTGACATCTGCTGGTGTACCATCATCTATCTGTAGATCCATATTTACAGTCTGATCAGACTCGCACCAGATCTTTGTTATAGTTACTGCGAATCCATTTACTACCCATATAGATTCAAAGTCATCAGCAGCTGTAGGATCTTCAAACCAGATTCCCGTAGTATTAGTGAATATTTCAACATCTAGATCTAAAGTATCAGGAGCTGCTGCTGTTAAGGTTAGATGTGCTCCTGCTATATTACTATTTACATCATCTCCATCTATAGATGCGGCTGCGTACTCTCCTGCGGCTACTGGATCTGTGTCACAGATAAAGAGATTAGTAGTAGTATCATACTGAAGTCTACTTATATTAGTTGCATCGCAGTCTGGAGTAGCCTTGTACTCAAAGGTACCAGCCCCGTTAGCAATAATTAAGTCGTCATCAGCCAGCTGATCGTCAGGAAATGCAAAGTTTTGATCTACAGCAGGGTTAGCAGGTGCACTAATTGTTAGCTCATTAGCATCAGAAGCTGTTCCTTCCCAAACCAGCATCTCTGTACCTACAGAAACTACTGTATCAGTAAAGGCTGCTCCTGAAGAATATCCTGGTCCTACTGCTGTTATATCTCCGCCGCCAGCACCTGAGACGCAAGGGTCAAAAGGAGTTGCATCATCCTCAAGAACACACAGTCTATTGGATGCTAAGGTTGCTGGAGCCTGTATTGATATGTATTCTGTGCCAGCTCCATCAGGCTCACTAAGACGAATCTCCCCCTGGTCATCGAAGTTAGTCCATGTCGATGTAATAAGAAACGACGATGACCTTATAGTCGAATTGCCACCACTGGGATTCCCAGCATCAATATCCCCATCAAGAAACAGAGCCATAGTACCGAGTCCAAGATTTACAAAATCGAAACTAGTTTGCCCACCTGTATTAGTTTCGAACTGCAGATCACCAGAAGCATCATCAACATAGATATTCCAAACATCGCCTGTAGCTGGAGTGAAGTTAAGCTTTGGTGTATCACCTACCCCATCGTCAAACGATAGATCACCAGCTATCGTATCACCAGCTGTTAAGACGAAGACATCATCTACTGAAATCTCGTCGTCAGTTAAGGTACAGTTAGTTCCACAAGTCAGATTCGTATCATCAGATATGTCTATGCCACCTAGAGAACCTCCAGTGTGAGTGTGACCTGGGTCTGCTCCCGAAGTAACATTAGGTCCAGCTACTGCAGTAGTTCCAGTAATAGTTCCATCTACAGTAATGTCTATGACACCAGCCCCAAGATTTATAAAGTCTATAGTCTCCGCAGTACCTGAGTTAACTTCAAACTGTAGATCATCAGCCCCATCTTCAGCATAGACGCTCCAAACTACACCAGTTTGTACTCTGAATAGTACCTTGGGAGAGTCTGTGACTCCATCATCAAAATCCAGATCGCCTTCAATAACATCTCCAGCTATAAGAACGTAGATGTCTTCAATCTCTGTAGCATTAAGGCAATCAGTGCAATTGATAGCTCCATTAAGATCTAGATCGGTTGCATTAGCAAAGTCCCCAGCTTTCGGTACAGTATCATCAGTTCCAGTAATAAATGTATTAGTAGCTTGATCGTACTGAAGCTTCTCCGTTGCTGCATCTGAGTCAGTAACAGTTACTCCTGTAGCTACATTAGTTGCACTACCTACCCAAACTTGATCGTCAGGGAGATTAGGAACATCATTTCCTCTACCCGCACCTACGACTTCTAATCTTCCTTTAGTAGCATGAACTCTTTCTACTTTAGCTATAGCCTGTACTATGTCATCAGTGTTGGCAGGGCGCACATTGGTTAAAGTGTTACCACAATCATTATCGGCTGAAGTACCAGAGTCATTGAGATATAATGTATCTCCTACAGTCCAACCTTCCCCCGTTACTGTGTCTAGGTCATCCATCTGACCTGAAACTACGATTAAAACGTCAGACCCTGTAACTGCATCAGAAAATATTAGACCTATAGCAGCTCCTGAGACATCAGAATCAGCAATTAAAACATCTGGAAGGTCAGCTGGAATATCAAACCCGTTTAGGTAAACGGCTGTACACTGGAAGAGTGTAGCACCTGAGTCATTATGTACAGTATTAAGAACTTCAGAAGCTTCATTTATTCCCCCCGTTGCTAGAATAATCTCAGCCCCTTCGTCTATGGTCATTGTAGCTGTGGTATTTGTACCTGAAGCTATAGTATCAAAGGTAGGGGAGCCTCCTGTACTATCTGCTGAACAACCCCAGTCTTCAGTTCCGAGAGTCCACTTTAGTATCTCCCCGTTGGAACAACCTCTAAGTAAAGATAACTCACTGGTAAGAAACTCCAGCCCACTTTCAGCTGCAGTTGTAGCACTAGTTCCATCTGCATCATCTGTCAGGTCTATTGCTATAGTAGGTGTGGAGTCTTCTGCACCTCCACCAGTTGAGGATATTCCATCTCCACCTGTGATATCATTTACGAATGCACCTACAGTTTCAGTGGCTAAAGTTATGCAGTTTGTACAGTTTATATCCCCATCTAGAGTTAGGTCTACGTCTCCTATGCCTAAATTAGTTAACTCAACTACTTCTGTTACTGCAGTATTTACTTCAATTTGAAAATCATCATCAGAATCAGCTGCATAAAGATTCCAAAGAGTTCCAGTTTGTGGTCTAAATAGAACCCTAGGAGAATCTGTAGTGCCATCATCAAAGTCTAAGTTACCAGCCATTACATCGCCAGCAACTAAGACGTATATATCAGTTATCTCTGTAGCTCCAAGACAGTCGGTACAGTTAACACCTATTACATCCAAAGTAACTGCTGCTGTTTCTCCTCCAGAGCCTGCTACAGTAATATTAGTATTACCAGAATCAGCTACAGTAGCCACGTAAGCCCCAGCTGACTCTCCACCTAGATCTATACAACTAGAGCAAGTCAAATTGGCCGCCAGATCTAGATCCCCATCAGCTTCTATCGTTAAGTCTGCAGCGTCATCATCTCCTCTTATCTCCAACTCACTTGTTGCTGTAACTATAAAAGAAAACTGTGTGTCTCCAGCAGCTGCTGTTGAGTTTGCTATTCTTAAAGGAGGACTTGCCTCATTTCCTGCTTCATCATCATTATCTATAAGTATTCCTACAGATCCTCCATCATCTCTAATTGTAAAGGTGGGGTCAGAAAGCTCAGCATCGCCATCAAAGATAATACCTCCTATAGTATTATCAAGGGTAATAAGAGCTGGATTAACTTCGTTATCGTAAGCTCCTTGAAGATCAACACTGCCCCCACCACAGGCTCCTCCTGTATTAGAGAAGACTCCATTTGTATCAGTTTGAACACACTCTGAAGCCCCACCAGTAGCAAGTGAGTCCAATGTAAGAACTACAGTTCCAGCACCAGTATTTACTATATCTAGATTCTCAGCTACTCCAGTAGTTACTTCTATTTGAAGATCATCACTTGTGTCTTCAGCATAGATATCCCAAACTGTACCTGTTTGAACAGTGAAGAGAATTCTAGGAGAATCTGTGGTTCCATCATCCATATCTAGGTTGCCTGTCATAACATCTCCGGCAACTAGAACATAGATATCTGCAATCTCAGTGGCATCAAGACAGTTAGTACAGTTAACGTCTATAACATCTAAAGTAACAGCAGCATTCTCAGCTCCTGAGCCTGCTACTGTTATATTAGTGTTTCCAGAATCTGCTACTGTAGCAACAAAGGCACCAGTAGTATCTGTAGCTAGGGCTACTGCATTTGCCCTAACAGTTCCAGTGATATCGTCAGGACCTCCAGGCCCACCATCTGCTAAAGAAAAGTTAATATCTGCTGAGTCTTCAAATCTAGCTGTAGTATCAATAGTAGAAAAGGTACCAGTATTATCTCCGTCCTCTACTTCTATTGAATCTCCACCTCCTGATGCACAAGCAGAACCAGCTAGAGCTAATACTCCATTAGTGTCTGCCTCTACACATTCAGAAGCCCCACCTGTGGCTAAAGAATCAAGACTTAAAACTACAATACCTGCACCAGTGTTTACAATATCAAGACCTTCAGCAACAGCAGTAGTAACTTCTATCTGTAAGTCATCTGTTGCGTCTTCTGCGTAGATATCCCAGACTGTCCCTGTTTGAGGGGAAAAGAGAACACGAGGACTTTCCCCTACTCCATCATCGAAGTCTATATTCCCTGTTACTGTGTCTCCAACAATAAGAACATAGATATCTTCTATCTCTGTGGCATTTAGACAGTCTGTACAGCTTACGTCATCTGATATAGGCCAATTAAGACTAGCATCTATTAATAGTTGATCTGCTGGAGTTTCTGTAAATATAGAATTAGTGTCATTATCTACATTTATTTCTGTAATGCCTGTGGATTCTATTACATCATCATTACCTAAGTCTAGCTGTACTCCTGAACCTGCTACTCCTGTTATAGTACAGTCTGTTCTAGTATTACCTGGATTATCCGCACAGACTACACCAGCTCCAGTGAAGTTTAGAGTTGGTTCTGTAGCTAGACTTACAGCCTCATCTTGTATAGTATGTCCAGCATTTCCACAAGTCCAGGTGCTAGTACCTGAATCAAAGGTATAAGTTTCTCCATCAGGACAAGCGGCTATACTAAGTGTAGGAGCTGTACCTCCTGTAGAAGAGATTGGGGCAACTACACCCAGTGATGTAATTCCCCCACCTAAAGATACCAGTCCTACAGCTACTGCTATTATTATAAGTACTAAAGCCATTTGATTCTTCATTTATAACGCTCCTTAGCCTCATCCCTCTTTTTTCTTACTGCCCCAAATCCTTGCCAAGCAGTAAATCCTACATGCAGTCCTAGGCCCAGCCCTATAAAGGCTAGAAAAAGAAAAAGCTGGTTAGTCTCCATTCTCTGTAAGAAATGAAGGAATATGAATAAACCAGCTATAAAACCTGCAAACCTCAATACTACAGATTCTACAGAGTTTTCATCCTCAGTCTCAGATTCTTCACTCATTAAGCATTAATTAAGCGCTAGAATTTTAGACTGTTTCTAGCCCTTACCTTTCTTCCCTTTATAGAAGTCTTTTTTCTACCTAGATGCTTAGTTAAGTCTTTTATGCCCCCTCCATAGGTACCATGAAAGCTTTTGCTAGCCTCCTTTACCCCTTTATGATAGGAGTTAGCCGCCTTTTTTATGTCCCCTAGAGTAGCTGCTTTCTTAGTCATCCCACTCCCTGTCTTTGCTTTTTCTCCCTGCGTTTCTTTTTAGAGTATGCTATTAAGGCTTTTCCCCCTATTATCATACCTTTTCTATATGCTACTAGGCCTTTTCTAAGAAGCCCAGCCATTATCTTGCCTCCTTCGTAAGTGCCTAGTAGTAATAAGTCGAATAGATTAAGATTACCTTTGTCAGATATATCTAGAGGGGGCTCAGGAGCATAGTGTATAGCTATTGAATTTAGCAACTCTACTATTTCTTTAGTTATATCTCCTAGTATATAATACCATAGAGATAAGATATATTGAACCTTATTCATTACAGACTAGTCTTTTTGTTCATCTAGAGCCTTCTTATCTAAAATACCTCCATCCTTTTCTAGGTCAAGTATATAGACAGCAAGACTTTCTTCTTGATGATCTTCTAAGTCAGGGTCATCAGATACTATAAGTAATTCTTCGTGAAGTCTTACTTGTAGATCTTCTTCCGACTGATTTCCCATCGAAATTAAAATAGTAGCTAGCTCAAAGCGGGAGAATTCCTCAGCCCTAACTACATAGTAGGTGAACTCTTCGTCATCCGCTTTCTGCAAATCTATTACTTCTGAGTCTTCATCTTGAGACTCTGCGTACTGTTCTAGGCTACTACTTCCTTGATTTTCTTGATTCAAACCCTTCTCCTTATTCTGGTCAGCAAATATTAAAGCCTCTACTCTTCTAAAAGTGTAGGTCTTTGATTTTTCTAACTTAAGTCTATTAAAGACGTAAAGCTTTAAGTTACCCTCTAGTTCAGCTGGAAGCTTGCTCCAGTCCCATTTACTTAGAAGTTGTCTAGTTTCATTAACTATTCTTTGCTGACCTGGAAAAGTACTACCTTCTAGAGCTCTAGTTAGAATACTTAATAGAAATGTTATTTCTTCCCTATTATATACAGCGACCAAGCCACCACTGTTCTCAACATAGGACTTTGCTAGGTTAGTCCTAATTTCATCTAGGGACTTTTCCTTAGTAGGGGAGTCCACCACAGTAGTAACTTGATCGCCTATATCTCACGCTTCCTCAACCGGATCTTTTTCAGTTAGCCTATAGCCTAAATCTTTACGCCAGGGCCAAAGCTCATGACAACCTCCTTCTTAGCAGTTAGCTACACAGTACAGAAGCACAATCCCCTACTAAGCTGTACTGGAACAGCTTCTTGATTAAAATACTACCCTCTTTAACTGCTTGCTTATAATAGGAATCTCATTAGTGTCAAAGTAAGGCCAGAACTTATCTGCTTGTATCTTGAATCTAGACCTATGCCCTACTTCTTCAGCCTTTGAGTATACAGTTATTACATGAGTAGTTGGATTAAATCTAGGCCTCCATCTATAAGACATGGCTCTTCTTATTCGCTTATCTATATGATCTGTATGATGAGTAACTACTAGTAAGTCTACTCCTCTTTTTCTTGCTTGGTAAGTAAAAGCGGAAAATAATCTATTTATCCTAGCACCAGAAGTACGGGAATCCATAAGAAGATATGCCTCGTCTAATAGAACTATGCAATTATTTAATTCCTCAGCCTCCATCAAGTCGGCAAACTCAGTAGGTCTAAAAAAGGTATGTTCTATACCAGTCAAGCGATAGTTACAGAATATCCTAACTCCATCTAGTTCATGGGCCAGTACTCCTACTGCAGTCATAAGAGTAGTCTTTCCACTTCCCATAGGGCCAGTTATCACTGTTATAGCCACTTAGTCATCATCGTCCTTCTGTACTAAGGCTTGCCGTTGAGTTGCTCTGATAAACTCTTCCCGTCCAAGTCTATTCTTTCCTATTCTACCTACCAAGTACCAACCTACTAGGCTTGGAACTAGCTTGGATGCAAATCTTTCAGCCAATCCTAGTAAAGTCATTAGTGGTTGTACCAACTCAGCTGGAATATCAGACTTTGCTATTAGTCTTCTAAGCTCATGAAGATCACCAAAGTCTGTAGGAATGTCAAATAACTCTAAAGCATTTTGATTATCGTCTCCGCCAAGACCTCCTATACCTAATAGAGAGGCTAAACCTTGGCCCCCTTCTGTAGTAGGTGCCTGTCCAGCTAGACTCTGCCAAAAGGCGCTTCTAAAGTTATTATCCCCAGCTTCTACTTTATTATTGCTAGAAGAGTTCTCACTAGGAGTGGCTCCATTATTAGATGACTTAGTCTTTTGCTTAGAAAAGAATTCCATTTTTTATCTTTCCAGTAGGCTTATAGGACCTAATACTGAGGTAGCAATAAAGTATGTAGAACCTAGTACTGCAAGCAGCACGGCTGCTAATCCTATTACCAAAGTAGACCTTAATCTAGCCAATCCTGGCTCTTTAGTAGCTCTTACCCACTGCTCTAACATTCTATTATCGAAAGCACTTGATAACTCAGTAGAAGTTATACCTTCTTTGGGAACTAGCCCTATTATATCCAGCGCCTCAGGTTTATCTATGTGACACATTATTGCTGGAATTGGTTCCCCTACTAAAGGAAGACTGGAGTAGAATACATCAGCAGGAGTGAAAAGAAATCTAGACCCTATCTTAGGTATTCTTATATTACCGTCAGATTCTGGTCTAACCATATGTTTGCTTAGTCTTCTATCTGGGTGTATTACCCATACTAACATTCTAGCTGCTATCCATCTTCTAAAGCCAAAGTATAAGGCTAGAATTAATCCTGCAGTAAAGAGTACACTTATCACAAGGAGTAGTTGTATAGCAGCTGGATTATTAGTTAAAATCATTATATATTAATTATACATCAGATTGCGCCAAGTGTCAAGTCTTGGCTGTGGCAGGGATAAACCTTGGTCATTATACTTCCCTACTTAGGAGCCCTGTTACATTTAGTAATCCTCCTATTAGTACTAGAAACATCAGCGTCCAAGGTGGTACATAACCTATTACTACAAGTCCTATCCATAGTGTAGTCCCAGCTATAATAGATCCTGTTAGGGAAAAGTGTAGCATAAGTATGGTAACTAAAAGAGAAAGTATAAAAGCAAAAGCAATATGTCCTTTAGTATCGCCCATCCCAAAGCTTCCAGATAGTCTGTTTAATCCCCCCACTACACTTCTTACTTGCCCTACAGTATACTCAGTTGCTAATATCCAGACATAAGTACTACCAGTTCTAGAATTTACTCTAGTAGATGCTAGCTCCAGTGATATATGATGAGTATCATCTGAGCAGCATACAACTGTACCTAGATTCAAAGTTCTGGAATCCCTATAAGAATAGGCTAATTCTTGTCTAGTAGCAGTTCCAGTATCTTGCAGTACCTTACTATTAAAGCTGGTAAATACTTTAGCATCTGGATGGGCTAGTTTTACTAGTTGCTCTGAGTTAAGTGATACTACATTAAACTGTTCTATAACCTCGAAAGACTTTCCTGATATAGCTATACCTACTACTGGATTTTCTAGCCCATATTGATCTACAAAGTTTTGAGCATGGTCAGGCTCATTTACTGCTAGCACAGAGGGTAGTAATGCAGTCCAGGCTATATACTCTACAGATCTGTTAAGTACATTAGCTGCATCCACTGCACTTGTAGCTATTAGACCCCAAGTATCTGGGCCATCAGCATCTAATAAAGTATTATCTGCAAAGGAGAACTCTAATAAAGGCTCGACTACAGTTACATTATCTCCTAACGTAGGGGACTGGTCTCCTTTTAAAGCCAGTATAGTCCAGTTTCCTTGTGTTCCTTCTTTATCCACACTAACAAAAAGATTAACTACGTCATCTACTGCAAGAGTAATAGCTCCAGAAGCTACTTCAGACAACACCCCAGCATTATAATTACCTATAGAAAATGTAGCGTCAGCTGGAGTAGCATCCCAAGTAATTATAAAGCGCCAATGATTATTTGAATCTGTCCAGTTAGTAACTATCCCAACACTACCAGCAGCTGCTACTGTATCTATGTCTATGGCTGCAGAAAAGGTCTTATTACTAAATGCAGTAGCTCCATCTTGTAATGTAGTTACTGCGCTAAAGGTATAAGGTCCAGAAGCAGCAGATGCAGTAGGAGAAGCTTTTCCGCTACCATCTACTGACCAAGTTCCTACTTGGTTAGTCCATGTTGCTCCTAAGACACTAGATTTATCTGGAGTCCTAGCAGCCATAGTGCCAGATCCTCCAGTAAATCTATCTATAGATTGATCTGACTTATCTAATCCAATTACAAATAGTCCACTGTTAGGGATAGCGTGAGTATTATCAGTGAAAGGGGTACTAGTTTCTCCTTCGAACACAGGAACAAGTAAGGTATAACGTGGATTATCAGTAGCCTCTGGAGGCTTATTTATTGGTAGTACTACTCCATTTGAGTTAAAGGCTACGTCATAAAGCTGAAGTTCCGATCTAACATCTTGATTAGATACATGCTCTACTATATCAGGGGCTACTGATTCTGCAACTGTTTCTAATCTATGCCAGACTACTATGTACTCCCCCTGCTTAAAAGTATAGTCATTTAATCTAAGCTCAAAATCTGGGCTTGCATCAACTATATAGACTGTATCAAGAGCTAAGTTATCGAAAGCACCTTGAGAACTAGCTATGCTATTAGGAAGAATAGCTATAAAGGCTATTCTAGATATAGCATCTAAATCAGTAGCTACTAAAGAGAAGGGAAAGAAATCAGTAGCCTCAGACTTATACTCATAATTTATAGTACTAAAGCCATTTATAGCTGCTGGAACTACAAAGGTTTGTATGTTTTTTACTTCCGAGGTATCAAGTCTTACTAACTGTATTGTGAAAAGAGCTCCTACTGTAAAGTCTATTCTCAATCTAATTCTTACAGGTTCTCCAGCTATAAAATGGTCTCCATTATCAAACAGAAACTCTATTCCTAAATGCGAAGCTTCAGATACTGGTACTGAAGTAAAGCTACTTAGAAAGAATATAAAGACTAGAACTAGCCCTGCTAGTTTCTTAGTCATCTAGCCCCCTCTAACCAACTGGACTGCTACCATATAGACTGTTATATTTGCTGGGACTAAGAACAATAGATTTATAAGAAATGGAACTCCACTTAATTGAAAGCTAAGTAATAGATATATAGTCTTTATTACTGCAAAGAGATTTAGTCCTGCCACTACTATGGCAGTAGCTGGGCTAGGCTGCTCAGAAGCTTTTACTACTACAGTTTCTTCTATGTCAGCTTCAGTTATTATATTGAAGCCCTCTGCTTGGTCAGGAGTAGGAAGCTTAGTTATTATAAAGCCAACCAAGGAGTAAAAAAGTAATGTAAATATTATTACAGCTCTCATATTACTATTCCCAGGCTCCTCTATATCTACTATACAGTGCAAATAGTCCTAGAAATACTATAGGTATAGCAACCCAGAAACCTATAAGTCCTGTTACTAAAAAGTATATTAGCAGGCCAGACGTAACTAGCCCTGAACCTATTAGATTTCCTTCTATTATATATATACCTACAAAAGAAAGGAGTATTACTATACCAGCTGCAGCCACTGAGTCTAAACCTACTTGAGCTGCAAAGGTTTCTATAAAGTCTAGCCCTTCTTCTCTTACTATTATTTCCTCCAGTGATACTGAAGCTCTTACTATAGACACTCCATTACATGAGCCACAGCTTATGGCTAATATTTGACTTTCTACTGCAGCTACTACAGTGTCTGCAGGTTCTTTCCAAGAAGTAAGATGAGTTGGAGAGGTGGCTAAACCTAAGGTAGCTACTGTTCCTAAAGCTTGCTCATTCCATGTTAGTAAGTCTACTCTAGCTGTAGTAATATAAGTAGAGGCAATTAGTCTGCTAGCCACAACTTCTGTACTCCAGCTATCTACCGCTGTACTAGTTCCAGCAGAGTTTATAGTGGCTTGAGATAATATACTACCTTTTTCATGACTAGTTCTTAGTACTCTTAACTCACTGCCTGAAGAATAAGCAATAAGTATTAAGTGCTCAGAAGCATCACCCTCTCGATCATTCCAGACTATTATATCAGTAGTGTCATCAGTAAGGCTAAAGTCGTCATCTGCTACATCTTCGTCAGCGTTAGAGCTATCTATCCATAACCAACTAAGAACATCAGCACCAAAAGCCTGGGCTTGAGTTATAAATACGCTTGTGTCCTCTACATCTAAATTAGTATTTACTGTTCTCTTTCTAAATTCCTGAGGTATGGATATAGAAGTAATTGCAGTTAGCTCTGGGATAGGTATTGTAGGACTTCCTTTAAAGCTAAGATTGGATTCTCGTTCTGAATAGGAGTAAAATTCTACATCAACTACGTTGGCTACAGCTATTGTTACAGTGCTCACTCTAGGATTAGTCCAGTGGACAAGATCTAAAGTATTACCCTGAGGGGCTAAAGCTGGAGTATCTTCCCCTATTATAGCTTGAGCACTGTCATCCCATCTTAATAATGTTAGAAAGGGCGCTGTGTTATGCCCTATTGCTATAATTCTATCACTTACTACAGTTCTAGACGGCCAGGAAGATATAGCATTTCCTTGTCCAGTTATGAGTCCTACTCCAGCAGTAGACTTTACTGATAGAGCATCTCCATTCCACTCTAGTATTGAGAAAAAAGGAGCAACATCGTATACTACTCCTATATACCATGTATTAGTATTTCTTTGCCAAGCTTCTACTGCATTAGTAGCCCCAGCTAGTCCAGCTATAGAATCTAAGGCTGAGAGTGCGAAAGCAACTCCTTGTATACTCGAACTGGCTCCACTTACTAAAGGAGCAGTTCCTATAGCTACGCTAAGTCCTGACTGGTCATTTATTAAGGTATAAGTAGCGTCGTGCGTTGATATAAGTTCTTCTACAGTTCCTATATAAGTCCAACTATTTGCATCAGTTCCAGTTTGAGTCTCAGTTATATCTCTAGCATCAAAAGACCACTGGGCTACTTTAGCATAGGAGCCTAAACCTACATCATCTCTTATTTCAACTTCTTGTATAACTCCATCAAAGCCAGTGCCTATGAGAAGATCATTACCATGTGTTCCTAAGCTAGCAAAGGTTGTATTTGTATCTCCTTGAGATACCCATACTCCAGCAGCATTAAGAAATGATATATCTAAATCGTTAACAGCCCCTGCATCAAAGGTCATTCTTATAGTTTCATCACCAGTCCAAGCTACTTCTAAAGTATCAGTAGCTGCACCACTCCCTACTGTGGCAAGTATACTACCAGCTCCTGTAGTAGTTACTTCTAACTGGTAACCATTATTTCCATTTAACTTATCTAGTAGAATTCCATTCTGATCTGGTGTATCAGTATCTGCATGTACTATAACTTCAATATTGTCTGTTATATTAAAGACTGCATCGGCAAGTACTGATAAAGAGTCGGCGCCAGAAGCTTGATGTAAGAGAATTCCCTGATCTCGCTTAAAATCTGCATTACCTGTATAGACATTAAAGGTAACAGTGGCTTCACTGCCTAATAAGTCTCCCTGAATCCAAAAGATACTCTCTACATCTCCAGGGTCTATATCTTGTATCATAGCTGGAACTTCAGCCCCTTGTACAGGAAGAATGTCCCAGCCAAATTCAGAGAGAGTATTTCCATCTACATAGGCTCTAAGATCTATAGGAACTGCTACTGGATAGTTACTAAGATTTCCAGGACTTACCTTAGTAACAAATATGTCAGTTTGTCTACAGAAGTCAGTTACTACGTGATTAGCATAAGTCTTACAAGCTTTATTACTTATAGAATCAAAGACATTTATAAATAATAAAGCAAAAACTAATACTATAGCCCAGGCAATAGGATATCGCTTGTTAACAAGCTTCTTTAAGTTCACAGATCTCATTCTCTAAAAGATTTACTTTATTTATTAACTCTTCTATTAGCACCATGTTTCGTTCTATAAGTTCAGCTGATTGATATATGCCTCCTGCCAGCAAAGCTGCCATCCGCTGGTCATTATAACCTACGAATTCATCATCATAAGACTTAAGAATACCTACTTCTATAAGAACATCTCTTCCTCTTAAAACTTTTCCATTTTCAAACTGATAAGAAGGGGCTGAAGGACTAATAGAAGCGGCTAATAGTTCTGCATCTCTATAGCTGTCAAAGACATTCTCGTCCCAAGTAGTGTTAGCATCTATAGATAGCTGACTATCTAGAACTCTCCAGATATCTGCGTCAGTAGAGGCTCCATCAGTATCTGTACTTGCTAACTTCAAATATCCTGCACCACCATCATAACCCATTATATATCCCATATTATTAGCAGATCCATCTGCTGCGCCCTGACTAAATAGGGTTACAGCATCTCCGGTTCCACTAGCTGGAATAGCTATAGTTGCACCAGCACTAGATCCCCCTACTGCGGTACTTACGCTAAATTGAGCACTGGTAACATCTACGACTCCATTACCTGTGATCTTAAGCACATCTCCTGATTCATCTACCCCATCATTAGATATAGTAAGAAGTTCATAGTTTGCGGTGCTTGAAGGGCCAATTATATCTACTACACTAAATCCAGTTGGAGTTCCATTAGTATTCTCAACTGTAATAGTTATACCATCTCCAGAGTTGACAAACTTATCTAGTAGAGCCCCACTACCAGAAAACACATTACTTGTACCAAGTAGGGCAAAAGTATCATTTGCTCCTGTAGCAGGTATAGTATATGTTCTATCTCCTGTAGGAGTACTATCTATAGTTGTAGTAAAAGTAGTTCCACCTTGTATTCCTATATTCTCAGAGAATACAGAAGTTGAACCTACAGGACACTCAGCTGCTCCAAAGGCACAGGGAGGGGCTGTAAGATATACAAAGCCTGCTATAAATACTATAGCAAGCCCAATAGAAAGTCCTAACTGCTTTATCCAAGAATGAGAGTAAGGCATATATTTCCTCCTTAACCTAAGGGACAGTCCCAACCATTTGAGGCCCACCAGATCATAAAAGCTCCAACTATGGAGAAGGAGCTACTTAGACCTATATAATGAGTTTTTAACAAGGCAAGGACTTTCATCTCTTTAGTTTGGATCTTATTATAGCTGCAGAGCCCAGCAGTATTATTATTACTATTATTAAAGGTAGTAGACTTATAGTCCCTAGTTCCCTATCACTCAGAACTGAGTTATCAGAAACTCCATCAAACAAAGTCTGAATAACTGGAAGAAACTCCCAGAGCAAAACTAGTGTTATGGCTGTGCCTATAAAGGCTCCGAAGGTTTTTACAATTCCCAATCTATCTAAGCCTTCCTTGTAAAGCTCTTTTAGCCAGTACAGTTGTACTTCCTACAACTGGAGGATTGAGCAGTGATTGACCAGCAGAAGCTATTGCTTTACTTTGTACTGCTGCTCCTAAGATTCTGGTAGGTCTCTTTACTAAAGGTCTACCTAAAATGGTAAATCTCTTAACTGGAACTCTCTCTACTTCTAGTGTTATAGTGCCTTTACCATCCTTCACTATTCTTATTCCAGTCTGTCCCTCAGCTGTTCTAAATATAGTTGGCCCTATAAAAGAACTACTTCCACCAAAGAATGATTGACTAGAGCTTCCTCCACCTCTGCCTCTTGAAAGAAGACCAGTTGCTATACCTGCAGCAGCTGCTACTAGTGGGACTATAGCAGGTAAAGGACTTACATCAGGCTCACCTTCAACAAGAGGAACATCTACTATATCCACTACAGTAGTAACTACTTCCCCAGTAATAGGGTCTATAATAGGTTGACCATCAGGACCTATAGTAGGCACCGCTATAGTCTGAGCTATCTTACCAGGAGTAGTAGTTATAGGTACAGGGGTTCTACTTGGGGCTGATGTAGCCCCTTCATCTATTACTACTGTACTAGGCGCAGTAACAGGAGTAACTGTAGTAACCCTAGCAGGTCCTCTAGCTGGGGCTGGAGCAGCTTGTACAGCTTGTGCAGCCTGCTGTTGCTGCTGTCTCTGGGGTCTTCTAGTATCTTGAGGAGCAGCTGGCGCAGCTGGGGCTGGGGCTTGCTGAGCTGGAGCAAGGGGAGCACCTTTAAGTCCTTGTAGTATTAAACCTCCTCCTACTACTGCACCTAGCCCCCCAGCTACTAAGCCTACTGGACTTCTAAGTAGTCTACCAGATCCTCGTAATACAGGCTTTGCTACAGGTTTAACTACCTTTGTACCAACTCTTGCTCCTGTTTTAGCTCCTTTAATTACCTTAGCTGCTGGAGCAGCTAAACGTCTACCTGGAGAGGCTGCTTTTCTTGCTGTAGACTTAGCAGCTAGCTTAGTAGCGCCTGCTACTCCTCTACCAAATGCAGCAAATGGATTTCTAGTAGCTACTCTTACTACACTACCACCTTGTTTAGCTGCTAGAGCCTGAAGCTGGGCAGTTTGGGCTAACTGACGAGAGGCTTTAGCACTAATTCTTACTCCCTCATCTGCCCCTCTTGCTAGAGTTTTTACAGTTTGTCCTGCTGTTCTAGCTACTCTAGGTGTAGCTCTAACAACACTAAATAGTCCTTCTCCAGTTGCTCTAACAGGCTTGGCTGCTAAAGTGGCTGCTCTACCTGCAGCAGCTGTAGTTCTTGAAGCTACGGCTGCTGTTCTTGTAGCTACTGGGGATGTTACTCTTATGGTAGAAGAACCTAGCTCTCTTGCCCTCTGAGCTGCTGACTGAAACAGTCCTCTAGTACTTCTTACTCCCCCAGTTATAACTCTTTCCCTAGCCAATCCTCTAGCTAGTAAACCAGTGGTTCTAGTAACTACAGGTGTAGCAAGTCTAGCCACTTTAGGAGCAGCAAAACTTATTACTGGTCTTGCTACTGTTTTAAGTACAAAGCCTGCAGGCCTAGCAACTACACCTCCAGGAAGTATTAGGCTACCAACCTCAGCAGCTATTAGTGCTCTCTTAAAAGTGCTAGGTACAGGAGTTAAAAATTCTATTTCCCCTCGTTCTATTGCTGCTCGGTTAGCATCAGTTATTTCTGTTGCTTTTCCAAGAGTCCTTCCTACACGTAGTCTAATTTGTCTAATATCCTCTGAAGTGGTTCCAACTCTGCGAGTTGTAAGGGCTACTTCTTTTGCCCTTTTAGTTGCTTCTCCTAGTCCTCGGGCCACAAATCTTCCTTGCCTTGGGCTAAGTCCGCTTTCTTCAAAATCAGGCCGTAGATCAATAGCTCTCTTGGTAAAGAACCTAGTCCCTCTACCAGTACCTAGATCTTGTCTACCTCTACCTTCGTCACTAGGTCTGAATATAGCTACAGCTCTTCTCCTTATTTTTTCTCCTGTACTAACAACTCCTTTACTAACAACTCCTTTACTAGCAACTCTTGTAATAGATCGTGGCCTAGGTTTAGTAAATCTACCTAGTGATCTGGATATAGCAAAGTCTATTACTGTTTGTCCCTTTTCATCTCTAAAACGTTCAGTCTCTGGTGGTCTAGTAACTCTAGGTTTTACATCCCTAAAATCTCTAGGTGCTACAGTGGTTGGCCTAGTTGTAGCTAGTGTACTAGTAGCAGCAGCAAGACTTAGTGAAGCCAATCCTGCGACTTTTCCTCTTTTAGCGGTAGCTGCTCTAGCAAAAGCGGGTCCAGTATCAGGTGCGTCGTCTTCAAAGGTTGTAGAGCCAGTAATGGCTGGAGCCGTAAACCTAGTACTTCTAGCCTTCTTATCATCTATTCTCTTTTGATCTCGAAGTTTAACTACTAGGGCTGCTTGTGCTTGCTTCTTAGCTGCTTGTTCTCGCTTCTTAGCTGAAGCTGCCCTCTGGTCCGCAACCTTTTTATTAAAAGCAGCTAAAAGAGCTGGGGCCGCTTTTAATTGTTCTCGTGCCTGAAAAGCCTTAAACTGAGCCTGTGTCTCCCTTGCTACTACACCTCGCTTAGGCCTAGCACTAGCTGTAGCAGGAGAAGGAGGAGCAGTAGCCCTAGTAGAGGCTTTCTCAGCTACTATCTGAGTGGAACTTATCTTTGGCCCTTTACCCCTAAGCCTTTGAATAGCAGTAGACTTTTTCTTCTTCTTCTCCTTCTTAAGACTTAGTCTCTTTTCTCTTCTTTCGCCTCTTCTAGCCCTTACTGCAGCTTTACTTGCCTTTTTGTCTTTCTTTCTCTGATCAGATCTCTTACTAAGAACCCAGATTTTTTCTTCTTCTTGTTCTTCTTCAATATTAAACATGCTAAGTCACCTGTACCATTCCCTGCTGTGACAGGGCTATAAAGGAACGTTCAACCAAGTCAGGGTCAAGCGCAGTTAGCTCAACCTGTATATCTTCAACAGAATCTATAGGATTCTTGGAGGTGACTATAAATGCAGCGACCAGTTCTGGAACTGTTCCTGGTCCTTCTCGAAGAAGCTGCTTTTCTATCCAAGCACTTCCTCTAGCAGACATTCTTATTGACATAGGGAAAACCTGTAAGACATATTCATAACTAGCTGGTGGGCTCGCTATCCATTAGATGCTTGTAAAGCATCACCACCATTAAGTACCCCGATACGCTAGGCGTAGCTAGTAGCACCGTACTCACTAATTATCGTCTGGGCTAGAAAATTCTCGTAACAGCTACTAGCCCAGACCGCCGGCGACGAAAGCCACAGCTCCCATAATCACGATCGCAATCAGGATTATAGGAAGAAGTCCCGCCAAGGAAATTACCGAGGCATCTGTGGTCTCGGTATTAAGGGTGGCTATAGTGTTCACAATGACTGGAAGCAAGGCTACTCCCACTACCATCGCTATAACTACGCCAATCAGCGCTCCTACCATCTCCATAGTTCTGTTCCTCACTTTCTGAGCCAGATTAGTGTCTTGCACACTTAAACTCACCCTGATTATATGAGAAACTGCGACAATGGTAAACCTTGGTCATTAAAAATTAATGAATTATGATCTTTAGGCTACCAGCTCAAACTTTGATACGTCTTTAACATTGTACCAGTCAGGGCCCACTTTTGTCTCTACTGCAAACTTAACTTCTTTTGCCCCTACCAGTTTTTGTATATTTTCCTCTAGTAAAGTCTGAATAAAGGCTAATCTTTCTTTATATCCATCTTTTCTAACTTGAAATATCTGTGAGTCATGAATAGGCCACATTACCTTGATTCCCAGTTCCTCTTCCCTATTATACAGCAAGTTCATATTCAACATATTTATATCATTGCAAGCAGACTGTATTGGAAAGTTAATGAAAGCATTAAACCATTCATGCCAGTTAGTATCATTAACTGAAGGGGCTCTACGCCAACGTCTAAACTGAGAAGTTATTCTTCCATCTTCATCCAGACACTTTCTTACATAGTCCTCATATCTAGGAACTCCCTCCCAAGGACCTTTTATAGCTTCTATCCATAATAAAGCATCAGCATATGTAATTCTAAATGCCCTGGCTATAGCTTGAGCCCCTCTATTATAAAGAAGTCCAAATACTACTGTCTTTGCAATTCTTCTGTATATATCACAGCAGTCAGAAAAGGCTTTCGTTATTTGTTCAAAAGGAATTGCTGATATATTATCTGGGAGCTTTGAATAAAATACTGCTCTTCTGGCTTCTTCAGTAAGATAACTACCAGTTTTAGTACCTAATAACTTAAGGTCCTCGTACGCTCTCTCAGCTACCTCCTTAACTTCAGCCCGTGCTATAATTCTGCATAATTCTATTACTTGCTTGAATATTAAAGTAGTAGCTTCATCATGAGGATCATAGTCTGGATTGGCCAATCCTTTAGTTAAGGTTTCATCTTTTATGTAATCGGCATAGTAGCGGAGCTCAAACTGTTTAGCATCAGCCTCAGCTATTAGCCACTCATCATTATCTGGAACTATTTGCTCTCTAACTCTTGAGCCCTTTAAGAAGTTAAGTAAAGAGGGCTCATCCATAGCAATACGGCCAGTAACAGCCCCACTTAAACGTACTCTAGGATGTAGTCTTAAGTCTGGTCCTAGCTTTCTAACTATTCCTACTACATAAGTTCCTACTTCTTTCGCAAGGGAAGCATACTCCAACTTAGAATCTATAAACTCTAAAGCGTGAGCAAGAGTTCCGTCTGTATCATTCCCATTAGTAACTCTATCAATACAATAAGATTGTACAGCCCTAAGAGTTTTTGCCTGAGAGTTTCTTCCAAGGATAGTAGGTAGCCCTAGCTCATCATATAGATAGGCAGAAACCTTAATACTGGAGCCGGGATTAAAGCTAGTATCCTCAACTAGATCCCTAAGAGTGGAGGCATGATAATCCAGTTTATCAGTAAGCTCTTCTACTAACTCAAGAGACTTCTTTAGATCTACTTTATAGCCTCTTAAAGTAGTAGCTGAGAATGTGTGCATACACTTTATGAGTATCTCATCGTGTACAAACTTATCATCATCAGTCATTAACTCATTACGCTGACTCTCGCCTAGAGACCAGTTCCAAGCAACATCTTTACCAGCATACTCGTTCATTGAAATAACTGGAATATCAGCGTAGTTCTTTATCTTTCCTAGTCCCTTCTTTAGAGTTTTCTCCCAGTCATCATTTCCAAAGTGATAATTTATTAATGACTTAAGTCCATGACCTCCAGCTTGTTCATGCATTGTATAGTCAGCAAGAAAAGTATCTCTAGTAAAGTATACATCAAAGCCTCTACTCTTCAACCATTTCTGGTCAAAGTCTACATTATGCCCTTCTCTCTCAAAGGCTTCTCTTTCAGAAATTAACTTATTAAGTTGCTTAAATTTAATACTTTCTTCAGGAACATTTTCCTCTATAGGTCTTAACCATTCTCCGTCTTCATCAAATTCTGCAGTAGGAAAAAGATAGGAGTTAATTCCATCAGGAGAAACACCTACAATAAGTAAATTCTCTCTTAAAGGATCATAGGCAGTGGACTCTATATCTATAAGTAATTTCCCAGTCTTACTAGCCTTCTTATGAACTAAGTTACAAGCATCTTCCCAATCTTCATCTAATACTAATGTAGTATTTGGATCTTTAAGTCTAGAGGTAAGACTGGGAGCATAAACTAATCTAAATACCTGACGTACATAGTGCCTAAAATTAGACACTTCTCCCTCATTATGAAGAACATAAGCAGGATGGATTATAGGTAGTACATCGTACTTTCCATCCTTTGTTTTGAACATAGTACCTGATACTAAAGTTATCTTTTCATCAAATCCAGTAAGGGAGTAGAAAGCATCTGCTCCTAAAGCAACTACCAACTTAGGATTGACTTCTGCTATCTCATCAAATAATCTATCTGAGCATGCTTGTATTTCTTTCTCAGCCCATTCTTCATCTTCGCTCATTAAGCAAAGAGTGGAGTTAGTAAACCAGCAGTCCTCTATAGGTATTGATTCCTCTTTGAGTATTTCTTTTAGTAGCTTTCCAGCAGGCCCTATATAAGGCTCCCTAGCCCATAACTCTTGCGCCCCTGGAGACTCACCACACCAAACTATCTGTGCTTTTCTTGTGCCAAAGCCAGGAACACATACCTTTCTTTCAAGAGGACATTCTTCACACTTAGCTAAAGGATGCTTACGCTTTCCAGCAAGCTTTTTCTGATCTCGCTTATCAAGATCATAAAACTCAAGTCTAGAAGCCCAAGATTTATCTAGCCTAGCCCATTGTGCTTTTGCCATTACTTAATGAGGATCTCCTCTTCCACACTGGCTAGGATTATTAAGTACTTTTTCATGCTCAGTTTGAGCCTTACTACTAATACCTTTAGCTAGAACTATCTGTTTCATCTGAGAGATAATAACCTTTGATCTAATAATCATACTCTCAGTATACTCACCTTGTTCTAAATCCATTGTAGGTTTTACTGAGCCTCTGAAGTCAAAAGGATATCCCCTGGTTGCTATCTTTATAGGAGAAGAGCCATCTATACTAGCCACTCCTACAGAACAAGCAGCCTGTATAACTGCCATAACTGGTTGTCCTATACCTAACCAGTGTATATCTCCCTCAAAGCCTTCTTTTAATATAGCTCTAGTAGCTTCTGCTCTGGATAAGCCCCCACTACTAGCATTCTCGCTACTAAGACCTATGTAATCAAGGTCTTGAGCCTTACAAAAATGAGCAGCTAGGCTAAATGCTTCAATAGTTCCTCCATGAGCTACATACATTATTCTTGTACCTTCTGACCTAAGCCTTTGCACTCTTGGCTCATCAAGAAACATCTTAGTGAGAATTTCTGTTTCAGTTCTCTTAGGCCACACATCTGGGGCTACCATTACATCAACTCTACCTATGGATTCAACTGCCTTAACTAACTCAAGAGTAGGCAAGGCTTCTCTTAGCTCATGAAAGCTATTATCCATCATTATGAAGTCACCACGCTCGACCATAGCCCTATAGAAGTTTCTATACTTAAGACTCTTGAGCACTAGATGGGCTAACATCATCTGACTATTAGTATGTACACTTAGCTCTTCTAGATAGTCTATGGGACTAATAATGCAAATTTTCACTTAAAGACCTCATGTCCTTTTGTTAAACGAGTACTAGGCTCTAGTCTAGTGGTAAGTTTTAGTGATCTAGGACTAACTACATGCTTAAGTCTTGCATAATCTATCCTAGTCTTAGTAGCATTAGCACTAAAGGTGGCTCTGAAGCCATAACCCTTTAATCTTCTATATGAGTATTTCTCCAGCAGCTCCATAACTCTATCATTTATAGACTTTTCCATACTCTCAGCTTTGAATACGTGTGCCTTGTAAAGAATATAATCATCACTTAGCTGCTTCAAAGCCCCTCTGTCCTCCTCGGACATTATAACAGAACCCTCACGTTCTAGTCCAGGAGTGAGTATTTTTGCCCCTTCGTCAGTCTGGGCTATAGAACCCCAGCAAGTGTACATAGCTGGGCAAGTTTGACATTCAGAAGAAGTATAACTATAAGGTCGTGGGGGAGACTCTTCTAGGGCTAAGTATTCTTTAATTCTCTGTCTTTTCTCTTCTAAAATTTCTTGTCTATCAAGATCATGTCTTACTATAACATCTTCAAAATCTGGAGGATAAACTTGCTTAACAAAAAGTATTCCCCCAGGTAAGTAAGGGGCTTCGCGCAACATATCTTGTATCTGGTCATAGTAATGGGGAAAGCCTTTTTCTAGCCCCATTTCTCTAAGACGAGTAAATGCCCATTCTCCTAACGCCTTCAGCTCTAATAACCAATCTTGCTTCTGAAAGAAGATAAGCCCATCCCAGCGTGAGCCAGTTCTTTTTAATATAGCCTCTCTAGAATGTACACGGTATCCAGCCTCATTAAGTACTTCAACCATATGGTCTTCATGAACTTCTTTAGCCTCTTTAAGAATAAGCATCTGTTCTAAAGTCTGCCATCCATAAAGAGTTGCGCCAGTTATGTTATACCATATGTACCGCTCACATCTAGATATTATGGAAGAAGTAGGATTTCTTGATCTATAAGATTTCCGCTTTTCTATTAACCTTTCTTTAGTAGCTATTGCTATACTGCCCATGTTTAAGCCAAGCCTAATAAACTAAGGGCCTCACTTCTTAATGTGCCAGAATCTTTCATAAGTCCTTTAACTGCAGAAACAGTAAGCTGCTCAGAAAAGCCCTTGACTCCTCTAACTATCATACAGGAGTGGACTGCTCTTGTAACCACCAAGACTCCTTTAGCCGATAAGTACTCATCCAGGCAGTCAGCTACGTTATGAGTTATCCTCTCTTGTATATTAAGCCCTCTAGCTGCAGCTCTTACCAGTCTAACTAACTTAGATATTCCTACTACCCTTTCCCTAGGAACATAAGCTATAAAGGCTTCGCCCCAGAAAGGTAGCATATGATGTTCACACCAGGAACTAAACTTTATGTTAGACATAGCAACTAAGTCATCTGTCCCTTCTCTATCACCTTCGTCAAAGGTAACAGATAACACGTCTTTCAGATCTATATCGGTGACAAAAAGCTCACTAAAGAACATTCTAGCAACTCTATCAGGAGTATCAACTAGACCATCACTAGCTAAGTCATAGCCCATTATAGTTAATTGTCCTTGAACAGAGCTTTTTATTTTCTCATAGCTATCAGCAAATTGCTCATTTTTTATCTGTGCCTCTATTACTTTGCCCTCTTCTAGCAAGCCTTCTCCTTTCAGCCCTACGTCCTATCCCTAAGTACATCTTAGATGCCTTGGTTATTTTATTCATTCCTCTTTCTTGTCTAGTTCTAACCTTGACAAAGGAGGCTAAAAAGGCCTCAACGCCAGCCTTGAAAGAAAGCTGGCGTTTAAGCCATGCACGCCACCAGGTCCAACTAGTTAACTTCTCCCTCAAGGGCTAGACGAACGATAAAGAGATTGCAGCAAATACAAGCGCAACCATCATCAGCATAAAGGCGAAGAATAGACCTAGCTTATATCTCTGGTACTGTCCAGCTGCTTTAAGAGACTCTACGTAGTCTGGATTCCTTCTACGTCTGGATACCATTCTCCCCCAGGTATAGACTGCAGCTATGGCTATAACTGTCCAGCCTATAAAACTTACTACTGGAAGCAAACTTAACATTACTTTCCCCTTTTCTCTCTCCAAATTAATTTGTGAACTTGTATGCTTAATCTATTATTTTCTCCCAGGGCAATCACTTTAGCTGCAAACCACTTTAAATCTAACTCATTATATACCGGAGCCCATAGTATTGTCAAGCCACTAACTGAAGATAGCTTATACTCTTTGTATATAGCTAGAGCCTGCTCAAAGTCAGTGGAATCCTTTACTATAAATTTAACTTGATCCTTAAAACCTAGCTTAGATAATTCATCTAATTCATTCTCTTCAAACATACCAGACCCAGGAAGTTTAACATCCCAGACCCAGCTCTCTACCAAGTTTCTCCACCCAGGTAACATGAAGCAGCCAGAAGTTTCTACAGAAATACTGCGGTGCGGACTAATTCTTTCACAAATTAATCTACTAGGTTCTAGATTATAGTCTGCTAGTGGCTCACCACCAGTTAAGCATACATATTTAGACTTTTGTCTGAGTGTATACCTTAGTATATCCTGTAAAGAATATAGCTCCCATCTACTTTTATTATCCCAAGTATATTTGCTATCACACCAAGAACAGCGAAGAGGACACCCAAATAATCGAATAAAAGTTGTAGGAAAGCCAGCATAGTTACCTTCCCCTTGTATAGAAGTAAATAACTCGCTTACCTTAATCTCAGTGTCTATAAGAGTCATAGCGTTATCTTTCTTGAATACATAGAATATACTTAATTCCTGCTTCCCAGCGTTCTTGAGTAGGGGACAAAGAGTAGTCATAGAAACGGTTACAACGATTAAATACTTCAGTATCAAAGTATAAATCTTCCGGATACAGTCCATCTCTATCTAGTATAAGCCTATCTAGAATTTTATATTCCCAAGGGCCATCACACGCTACTATTTCAACTAAGGGAGAAGCATAGCTGGTATCCTCATTATAGCACTCTCCAGCATTAAGCTTATACTCGCCAACAATACGATCTATTCGCTCCAGGCTATAGCCACTTAGACCTTGCCCTCCCTGAGCACAATAGATAAGACGAGCACCCTCATCTATCCAAGTCTCGTGGGTAGGAAGAAAATACATAGAACTTCTTCGATCACAGTCTTGAAGTGTTCTGGTCCAAATATACTCATCACCTGGAAATTCTTCTAGCAAGGCTAGACTTATAATTTCTACTATACGATACTGCCATTCTCCAGCACACGATAGAATTTCATAAGCCAGTCCCTCATCTAGCTCATTAAAGCATTCTTCTACTTTAACTAAGTAGGGGTCAATAATATTATCTAGTCTAGCAAAGTCAGAATGAGCTATACCCATATCCATCTGTATACAATGAACTGTTCTATCACCAAGCCTCCAGCTCTCAAACAATGGGAAAAAGGGAAGCGTATACGTACGCTTGCAGTTATCCTGGGCTAGACTCATAAACTTCTCGTCGCTCGGATAACCAATATAACCAGCATCTAATTCTACTAGAAACGACGAAACTACTCGAAATTGCCAAGGACCGTCACACGGTAGAAGCACGAAGTCATAAAACTTAACAGTATTACCACTAAGTATTTCATCATCAGTAAAGTTACTACGAGCACAGTCTCCATCCTCCAAACTAGTAGCAGATATATCCGCTTCTATAGGAGGAGGTGTAGGTGTAGAAGGAACTGAAGTAGCTGTAGGCGGAGTTAAAGTAGGAACACTAGTAGAAGTAGGGAAAGGTGTAGGGATGCTGGTAGGAGAAGATGTAGGAATACTAGTAGGGGAAGATGTAGGAATAGGAATAGAGGTTGAAGGAGCTATAGTCGGAAACTGAGGATTGTCAAATACAGGATAAGCTTCAACATATGAGGATCCAGTAGAAGGTACAATAAAAGGGGTAGGAATAGAAGGGGTAGAAATAACAGGAATTGTTATCCCTCGAAAGGCTTTATTAGCCTCACGAATTCTACTAGCATCAGTAGTACATGCAGTAAGTAATACTAGACTGAGAACACCGAAAACCATAAGAAATGTTAATCTTGTTCTTGTTAAACTCATAATGTTATGCTTGCTACTCCAGTCTCTGTTTCCTTTATAATGACCTTAGTAAGTCGAGGATAAGTAGTTGCAGGGGAGTACTTAGATAAGGCAATTTTAATCTCTTCTCCTACTAGTACACATATAGCCTCGACTGTAGGAGGAACTGAAAAGAAGACTATATCTCCCTCTAGCTGAATAGTAGCAAGGGCTTCTGCTACAGGATCTGTACTTTGTAGAAGAGTCATATGATCCATAATCTCGTCTACATGCCTGGATGCGTCTTTAAGTATAGAGAAGTCAATCACCATTCCAGTTTCTCTATCCATAGCTCCTTCTACTTCTATGGTGACATAATAGTTATGACCATGAAGTCTCTTACACTTACCAGGGTGATTCATCAGTCTATGAGCTGCTGAGAATTCCCAGCTATAACTTACTGTAGCTCTATTGGCCATTCTTTACATCCTTCCCATTCCTGTTCTTCTGAGTATCTGGATGGATCTTTATATCCAGCCCTCTTAAAAGATAAAATTCTAATTACACATGCCTCACAAGTACCACAGTGTGCTAGCTTTCCCCAGTAACAAGAATAAGTATAACCTAGAGGAACTTTTAGTTCAGCTGCTAAAGTTATAACTTGCCTTCTCCAAGTAAGATCAAGTAATAAACTATCTACTTTAACTGGATCTTTAGCAAAGAGTGCAGCTTGTTCAACTGCTTTTAGAAACTTAGGGTGTTGATCTTTTAAGATAGGGTCGTCTTCATCTTCTTCTTCAACACCCATTATACCTAGTAGTAATCTATCCATCTTTCTTGACTCTGCATAGGCTAAGCCTATACCTACTAGCATCAAGTTTCTACCTGGTACATAAGCATCACCCTCAGCAGTAAACTCATCATCTACTGAGAATTCCTTTAGTTCATTACTGTCAGACTTTATAAGAGATGACTTAAGCAGCATCCCTCTGCACTCTACAGGAACAAGTCTTACTTTATAGTATTCAGCTATAAGCTCAGCAGACTCATACTCAACTAAGGAGCGCTGTCCATAGTCAATAAAAAGTGCTTCACACTTATCTCCAAGACTAATAGCTCGAGCAAGACTAGTACTTGAATCTAGTCCTCCACTTAACATTACAAGACTTTTCACTTAATTTTATCCTAAATCAAAAGATAGGGCTGAGGCTACAGCACCGGTGTTAAACTTTAGGCGGGGACAGGGACAGGCTTAAAGACTCTGATCTGGTGAGTCGTCCTACCCTGGAAGAGCTGATGCGAGACCACCCCGATGATCTGCATACCTACTACTGGCTCAGGATCCCAGGCGCTAGCATCGAAGTCCTCGATATCTTCTCCGTCGAAGTACTCGTCAACAGTGGCATAGCCACTCACTGCTGCTACGAAGTTTCCGAAGGTGAAAGCCGCCTGCTCCTGAAGTGAGAGTGTAACCTTTGTATCCCTTGCTACGAACTCTGGACCTAGAGTCTCCGTGTCCTCTGGTACAGCCAAGATTACCTCAACTGAGGGATTTCCTGTGGAAGAGGGCCTTTTCTGAGCCCTCAAAACTGTGAACCTATGTTCCCCCTGAGGTATTGGGGGAAGTCCTTTCATCTGGTCTCGTGAAAGCATGTTACCTCCTTGTAACAATTCTTGGGGTTAAACTGTAGCCTCAGCCTTATCCTTTGAGTCAGGTTCTTCTAATACTGAAAACTCAAACCCTTCTGCCTTTACTTTTCTAGTTCCTTGTCCTGGATACATTCTATTATATATCTCGAAGAAGTGTATATCCCTTCCTCCTAGATTAACAGCCCCTTTAAGTTTTCCTGAGTTATCCCTTGCATCAACTGCATCACTTCTAGCAGCAGTAATATTAAGTCTATAATCACTCACAAAGCCTCTTCCACCTTCCCCCCTTACAGGCTGCCCTTTCTCATCTTTAACAGGTCCCCAGCTTGACTGTAATCTAAAGTATGTCTGAATATCATGAGTCATCATTCTCAGAGTAGCTGCTGGGAGATCAGCCTTGAAGGTACTTATAGTAATAGCTGCGTCGCCCTTTCCTTCAACAGTCTGATGGTTCTTCTCTCTAAAGGACATAAGTATGTGTGCAGCACCATCAGGATTTGACTTCCATAAATCTCGTATCCCAGAAATAAATATCTGAGCCTTAAGAACAAGTCTGTTATAGCACTGTCTACAAGGATAGTCCTCAGAATGAGTGGGGGGCTTTGAATTTCTAGATGCTGCAGATAAATCAGCTATATGACATTCTCTTCTAGCATCAGCAAAAGCACTGTCCATCATTAAGGAGCAGACACCATCAAAGAAGTAAGCTCTATACTTTCCTTGAGACTTCGCAATTAAAGGAAGTATATCCTCTATAGTAAATTTATAGAGACTCTTAGTACCAGCCTTTAATCTTGGCTCAAGAACATCAAAGTCATCTCTTGCAAGTAAATCTGGAATGCTAGTAGGTATAGGTTCATAGGGGATATAAAGGAGGGGGGAGGTTTCTTCTACTTCACAAGCCGTAGCAAATATTCTAGTTTTGAAAGAGCCAGGGCCTCCAAAGTTAGCCATAAGTAAACGAGGGGCAAACTCCACTTCATCATTGGGGGTTATGAGTTCTTCCAGGGAAGTTGCTTTTGCTGGGGCCTTTTTGATAGCGGGAGGCTTTGGTGCAGGGCTGGTCATCTATTTCTCCAATTTCGACTGTCCATACATTGTATATGAATGTGGTATAAATGTCAAGTTCACAGCCTTAACTAGTTCGTCCTCTTATAGCAAAGAATATAATAAGTAACATAATACCTAAGAATACAGGGGGGAAACTAAATATAGTGCCCAGTAGCCTAAATGCAGTATCTAAAGAATTAAATTCTACCAAAGAAAGCCCCTATTACACCTATGGCTAATTTGAATATACCAATTACTAGCTTAATTAATAAAATCCTTACTACTATTAAGAATATAAATCCAAAGATAAGAAAAACAGCTGGATTAAAGGGAAGTAAGTCTATAAGATAAATTAGTGCATCCATCACTTAGTGAAGCTTGCATATACAGCTGCAGCAACTACAATAACTAGAAAGGAAAATATTACTGGGAGTATCTCTATTAAGCTGCTAGTAAGTTCCATTACCAGATACAGACCCTATAAGAATTAGAGCTCTAATTATAATAAATATAGCAACAAAGAATACAAAGATTGTAGGCAGCCCATCTGCTATCCAAGTAGTAAGACCTATGCTATGGGCTATCTTACTATATACTGCAGCAACAAATAGTAAGCCTATAGCAATACCTATTTCCATACTATACTCCTGTACTACCAAAGGCTCCTATACCTCTCTCTGTATCAGTAAAAGGCAGGTCTAGAAACTCTATCTCTAAAACTTTCTTTACAGCAATCTGCGCTATTCTGGCTCCAGGAGTAAATTGATAAGGCTCCATTGTGGTATTATGCAGAATAATAAAAAGCTCACCTCTATAGTCACTATCTAAAGTACCAGGAGAATTAGCTATAGTAATACCTTTACTAGATAATCCTCCCCTTGGTCTTATAACCATCTCATAGCCTACTGGAACTTCGAAGGCTAACCCAGTCCCTACTTTGGCCATACTCCTTCCTAGTATAACTACATGATAAGGTGTACTTACATCAAAGCATGCACTTCCTGAAGTGGCTAAAACTGGTAGTATTGCCTGCGGACTTAGATATTTTATTTTCACTGATATCTTACTCATGCCAGCATTATACACCAGAAACACACCACTGTCAAGTTTGAAAACTTGACCTTACCTTATATATACGTTATAATACACATATACACATACGAGGCACGCTGAGGGGACTCCAAACTAGTGGCTGGGGGAAAGTATGCCTAGATTAGTAACTACAGAACAGCAAGTAAGAAGTAGAATACGAAAAAAGATTTCTTACAATGAGGACAAGTTCAGAAATGGGCTTCGATCTCAGAGACGCTACAGAGGAACAGAATCTGGAGTAGAGGCTGTAAGAAGATCTAATGAAAGGGCTGCAGGTAAGCAAAAGAGCTTTAGAAAGGCTCTAGAACTTATGGAGAATGAAATACTCAATCCTTCAATATCATCCAAACGTCCATAATTCCACCAAAATTGGAATCAAGGGAATTGATGGAAAATTGACCCAAAAAAGCATTGACAACATCCAAAAAAGGGTGTATAATGAAATTACATTCAAACCAAGGGCCCTATCAAGGGCAGAAAGCAGGAGCAGAAGATGACTAGCAAGGCAGAAAAAGTAGCAGACGAAAACCAGGCAAGCACAGGAGCCTCAATAATGGACTCAATGTCCCCAGAGCTTAGGGCCAAGATAGCGGAAGAGCTCGGCGGCGAAAGCATGCTGGAAGACTTCGGCAAGTACTTCGCAAAGAAGAAGGCAGTCAGAGAGAACAGAGACGCAGAGCGCTGGGGAATTTACCTCATCCAGAACGACTCCAAGTTCTCACAGCCTTGGAAGGACGCAATCGAGGCAGGCAAGGCTAGAATGGCAGCCGGAGACGACCTCAAGGATGTCAAGACCGCAGCCAGGAAAGTGAAGTCCGAGGCCAGAAAAGTTGCCAGGAAGGCAGCTGCAGACAAGGCTGAGGCAGCAGTAGCAGCCTAAATACAGACCTCCTCCAAGTAGACCTGCATATCTTTTAGCGGGAGATTGCAGGAGCCGTGATAGAGAAGGGTGCGAGCAATTAGGGCAGCTTGCACCCTTTCTCTTTTAATAGAAAATAATTAGTAAGGCTATTTATAAGACTGTTGATAGTTCTATTCATAGAGCTATTTACAGTCTTTTATTTTGCTATTAACACCCCTATTAACAGGGCTATTAACAGACCCTATTAACAGGTTCAAAGCTATTATAGACTATATAGTATTATAATAGGATTCATATTTTCATGAAATTAAAAATATGAAAATCTTTTATTGAAAATTTATTCATGAAAAGAAATTCATGTATCTTATTTCATGAAATAAAAAACATTGAAATAAAAATCATGAAACAAAATTCATGAAATAAAATTCATTTGTAAATGATTCATGAATTAAATTTCATGTTTTACTTTTCATGAAAGCAGATTACATAAAAGTATTTCATGAAAAGAAATTCATGAATTAAAAGGGGCAAGGATAAATTAGGATAAATTAAAATAAAGTAACATAAATAATGCTAAAGAATAATAAACAATACTAAATAATACAAGTTGAGGAATTTATATGGAAATTAAAACAAACAATGCTAGTTTAACATAAAGCAGTTATATAACAACATAAAATAACATAAACAAGAATCGTCTAGCAATTTTTTTTGTGGAAAAAACACACCAAATCCATTTATTGTTACGATTTTCGTAACTTTTTGTGTGTTTTTTGTAGAAAAAATAACATTTCTCTCAAAAAAGTGTGGGAAAACAAGAATTTGCATAATTTTTCGGAATGAAATAATATGGAAATGCGGAAAACGCAAATCCGCAAACGCACAACAATGCGAAACGCATATATGTGCATCGCACATTAACAATTGAATATGTTGCTTGCTTGCTCATGCTCCTGCTGTGCTTGAAGGAGTTTCACAATGGCAGACGTACAGACACAAGACATGGCAGACATGGCGGAAAAAGTGCTAGCAGCGCAGGAGAGCGACCCAGAGGCTTTACAAGCCGCAGCGGAAGCAATCCACATGACGCCAGACGCGCTTGTAGCTATGGCCCAGTACAGCATCAGCACGAAAGAGGCCGATGAGAAACGCATAGCTCAAATCCAGAAGCAGAGCGCCATGCGTCGCGTGCTGATAGCACCAGCCGCAAAAGCAGGGGGAGACCACGAGCGTAGGCTGAGGGTCACCACCTGGAATCAGGTCCGCAAGACCGAGCAGTACACCGGCTTGAGAGCAAGGTTGTCAGCAGCCATAGAATTGCTGGTAGTCGAGTTCGCAGAGGAAGGCGAGAACGCTGTAGCGAACACGCGGATCTTGGTCGAGCAGGGAGTCGTCGAGCTCAGGGGTAAGGACCGCAAGACAGACGAAGACGACGAGTAGTCACGGCATCGGAGCATAAGCAACCCTAAACCGCTACCGGCAGGGGCATGAGCTAGCAAGCAACAGACCAAGACACCGAGACGCTAGGGATAGGAGTCACCGCTAATGACACCTGAGTGGTTATCAGACATGCTCGATGAGCTTGACCCAGAGACCCACATTGACCTAGAAGAAGAAGAATAGCCAGCCAGCTAGCAAAGGAGCAAGCAAGTGTGTAGCAAATCCAGGGAAGCTATGCTTAAGCACGCAGAAAAGCAAGAGGCTAGGGAGTTTGAAGCTGCTGAACGGGCCCGCCTATACGAAGGTGCTCGTAAGGCTCTTCGTAGTCAGCTTCAGAGCTGGAAGCTCGAGCTGGAAGAAGGGGACTCAGGAGCAGTGCACTCTGGCATAGAAGAGATGCTGGGGGCTACAGAAGAATCCATCTGGGGAATCATCTAGCAGACGAGTGACATAAGGAGCAAGCGAGTGTTTGTACAGATAACTGAGCTTAGCCCAGAAGGGGAGCGAGACTGGCTTGTACAGGCTGAGGACCCTAGCCAGGCCTATAGCCTGCTAATGGACCTAGTAGCTGGCAAGCGCATGGAGGAGAATGCCTCCACAGAGTACAAGCTCATAGGGCAATTCTCAGAAGGAGCTATGGAAGGCATTCTGGAAACGAAAAGCCCTGAGCAATTTGCTTTCATCTGCATAAACAGCTAAGGAGTAGCGTGAAAACTAGTCTGGGTAATAGATATACAGTTCACTGCATATACTGTCACCAGTGGATGGAGTTTATGCATCTGTGCAATGAGATGCTAAAGTCTTATAGAGAGGCTCAAAGAACCTGGGCCTACGTAGGGGCTAAAGCAGACGGGCAGGTATAAAGGAGGTAATAATGACGTAGATTTAGGGAGACCTACAATATGAATAGCTTATGCACTCTTGGGAGAAGAAGCCGAGTGTAAGAACTCTTCAGCTCAAAGACTCCCTCTAGTATCTCACAGCATCTTTTCACAAGCTCTCCTTTGAGATACTGGGTGGATACTAGGAGTAGAAAGGAGCAAGCATGAGAAGCCTAGATATGCAGCATGGTAGTGAGGGCTCTCAGCACGATCCCTACAGCTACACTGAGAGAATTATGTACGTAGATCTTAGAAGGATCACGCTACATGAGGGACTAGCAATGTGGCTAGAAGCTACAGAAGCAGGAGCACAGCTTTTTAGGCTAGATGAATCACAGGAACACTCATCAAAAGACGTGTACAAGCTTTTTGAGCACATAACAGGACTTACCACGACCCAGTTCGATAAGGCCTACCAGCGAGTGCATGGAAGACCTGAGGCTAGGTGCCCTACATGCAAAGGACTGCTTCTGTCAGGAGGTGGATACGTCGGAGAGGAAGTCATATACTGCTCAGACAGAGAGTGTGGCTACGCTTGGTTTGAGCCAGTAACACTTAGCATGATTGAGTAAAGGGAAGAAATAAAGGAGTGCTCTGATGGCAAAGGTAGCTTGCACTAAGTGTGGAGAAAAGGGAAGCAGCAAGTGTCCCTTCTGTAGAAGCATCTTTCTCAACAACCAGGAACTAGCCTACGCCGAGCTAGTAGTAAACGTATCTGAGACAGATAACTCTGTAGTACTTACCGTTAATCTAGCCAAGAAAACTGCTGACGGTAAGAAGAGACCTCTAGAAGAAATGATGCAGACTCTTAAGACACTTTCCGAGCAATCTCCAGGTCTACTCTGTCTTCATTCCTTCGACTTCGAAAAAGAGCAGGAAAGCAGCATCGGATGCGGACACCACGGATAGCAATGAGTCTAAAGAAGGAGAGCAAGCAATGATAGACAAGCAATCTGGAAAGGCTCATCTACAGTTCTACAAAGTGGGAGCGGACGAGGAGGTTTTCTGGTTAGTGAGAGCTGAAGATGAAGAGAAAGCTAGGAGGAGACTCACCGAACTGGGGGAAAGCGTAGCCTTTGTAAGACCAGTCACTATCGATCAAGTAGCGGCCCTTATAAACGAAGGAACGGCAGAGTTTCCTACAGCAGACGACGAGCTGGAAGCCTTAGCACTTCTTGACCTAAGCTACTAGCCACTTTAAGTAAGCAGACGAGGGGGTATAGATGAAGAACTGGACAATAAGACAAGTGAACAAGCTCCTGTCGGAGATGGAGACTTATCGTGCAGAAAATAATTTGCAGGAAAGCGAGGTGATAGCCACTATTGATTGGACAATAAGGCAAGGGCCAGCAGTTATTTATCTAGCAGACATAGGCTGGGACTCAAGAGAAGTCTATGGAGAACACACGGAGAAAACTCCAAGAATAAAGAAGGTGCAGGTCTAGCCATGACTAAAGAACCCGGCTACGGACTGACTGAAGACCAGCTAGCAAACCTTCGTTACTATAACGAGCGTATAGCTGAGGATTATGCTAAGCAGCTCACTCTCTATCGTCTCGGAGAGGGGATTCTTACAGACGAGGAAGCCCAGTTAGGAGGCTGGGACGATTGGCAGGACTATAAGAGAGCCTTCGTTCCAAGTAACTTTACAGAGGACGAGTTCCACAAGATCTACCACATACTGGGAGATGACGAAGAAATCTATCAGATAGAAGACACAGAACTTCTTCCAGGCCCTTTCATTAACACATACTTCTTCCTCCCTGAAGGTTTATCAGATGATAGACCCCTTGGAGGCTACAGAGTATTTCTTCACATACTACCAACAGTCAAAGTGAAAGGAGAGGGGGACTCACTGTTTTTGACATCAGAAGTTTACCAGAGTATCTGTTAAAAGGAGTAGTTATGCCCAACACTAGCGTTACTACGCATCTACAAGAGGACGATGAAGTAAGAACCCAGCTTATGGAAGTTGGAAAGGAGAAGCGAATAGTTCATCTCCTAGTTCTAGGAGACATATCGGTGTTCCTATCTTTAGCGCAGTTGAGGACCATTGCGGACTCAATCCACGACTACCTGAAGCCAGGACATCACGGACCTGAGCCTCTGCCTCAACCTAATCTTGAGCTGGAAGAATTGCAGGATAAGCAACTGGAGATAGGTTAGGAGAGCTCTAGATGACTGAAGAAAAATTCTTCGTAGGTTATCGTGAGCTAGTTAAGTACACAGGAGGTAATGATACAGACGGATACTTCAGGGAGAAGTGCGGCAGTGGCTGGATAAAAGTTACCGGTGAGCCTAACTCAGAGGAGGACAACCAGAAGCTACTAGCAGAGCTAGATGCAGATGCTTGGGGAAGTGGGAGATCAACTAGCGACCCCAAAGCAACTCACATGTCAGAGAACATCAAGCTAGTAACGTGGAAAGAATGGAGACAGCTTAACGGACTGGAGTAAACTATGACTTGCAGATTCATAATCAGCGATGTCCCTGACGAGATAGAAGTGGAGGCTTCTACCCTTGGCTTTCCAGTAGGATTCTGGCCTTCAGACATTAAGTGTCCTAAGTGTAGCCACAATGCTCACTTCTTACGCGACAAGAAGAATGAAGACTATGCAGGAGGAATTGAGGAGCGCACTTATATGTGCGAGAAGTGTGAGCAAGAGATTCACGTCTTCAACGACTGAAAGGACTAGCACTGGATATGCCTTACCATATTAACAAAGAAAACATTAACCCTACAGCACTAGCTTCTGCCCTTACATCATGCAAGAGAGGGGCTCATCCAACATTAGAGTCTGCTGCTAGACATGTTTCTGGGGAGTTATTAGCCCAAAGAACTGCCATAGAGCAAGCCCTACGGTACATTAACTCTCTAGTTCCAGGGGATATAGAAGAGTGTACAAAGTACCAGCATCAAGATTCCATTCAAACGGAGTAAATAATGCCTTCTAAAGAGGAGCTCAAGGAGCATGTAAAGATAGGCTTTGAGTACGCTGCCCAGAATGAGATACCTGTGGAAGGTATAGTAGATCACCTTACAAACCATCTATGGGCAGTAATTGGAATGTGGCTTAAGTACTCAGAAGAAATTTACCAGAAGAAGAAATCAGGTTAGATAGAAACAGGAACAAAGCTTGACATCGTGTGTTATAATGAAGGCATGAATGAGGTTCATATACCATGACTCACGAAGAAAGAAAATTAGAAAACGATAGACACTACGTAGCCCAATGGCTGCTAGAAGCAAAGAGACGAATCTACGCTACATCTTTAAGTGCAGTAAGTGCCTTTCACGCAGGCTCCTGGGATGAGATGGCTAGTAGACAAGCCCAGGAAAGTAGAGACGAGAGGACTAGAAAGCAATACAGCTCAGTACATGATTTCTTAATGAAAAAGCTTTACAGTAAGAATAAGTCTATAACCAATATGCTTGTTCTTAAGTAATTCTGGGGCCCTTAAGCACGTGAAAGGAAAGGAGTTAACATAATATGAGTACATCATCGCAGCCCAGGCTATATAAACACACTTCGTCTCCGGCGATCTTCATCCCTATTCTGGGGCCGTAGTCCTAGAATCTAAGCCGTATCTCATGGCTTAGTAGGATTAGTTATTAAGTAGGTAAAAAGGAGAACGACGTTGCGTAAGCCACCGTGGACTTAAGTATCTACAGCAGCCCTTTACTCACTTAGAGGAGAGCACGGTGATCTATTCAGGGAGAGCTCCTAATCAAAGAACAGTTAAAGAACTCTTAAATAGACAGCGGGAGCTTAAGGAGCAGGTAAAAGAATCCGAGTCCTTCGGATGCCCAGTAGATGAGCTCCGAGCTGAGTTAGTAGAAGTTAACGAAGAAGTACTAGCCAGACAGGGCCGCATCTAATGACCTGTTCAAAGTGTGGGTCTGAAATGTCCACAGAGGATAAAGTTGTAGCAGCAATCTTTGCAAATGACTCATGTGCCTACTGTCAAAGAAGGGAGGAACAAGGAAAGTATCCCGACATTCTAGTGAACGGTCGACCCTTAGCAACCTTTATAGCTGAGCTCACTTACTGGGATGACTTACCATTCCCAGATAGAATTCCAGACAGTGGAGACCATCTAATAGATGCGCTACTTGAAGGAGAGCACGATGACGAGTACAATGACTACAACAGCAACTAGAATAGAGCAGCCTTGGCAGAGGGTACTTTTAAGGAACCAGCTGCACAATGACTCTGCCCGCTGGCTAGATGCTGCACAAGAAAGACTAGATTCATCCACTCAAGTACTCAAGGATTCCATAAGAGAAGCATACGAAGAGTATGCAGCTCTTGAAGACCCAGAGTTCGCCCTAAGCACCTTCTCATGCTGGCTAGCAAGAGTGCTAAAACTAGAAGACCCACTAGAAATATACTGCCAGACAAAGACCTGGAGAGGCTGGTGGGGACCTAAGTTCGTAGCCCAGAAGACCATCCTCAGGCTTAAGGTATACTAGAGATGTATCCAAGTAAGATAATATCTGGGGGTCAAACAGGGGCTGACATGGCTGGTCTAGAAGCTGCAGCAGCACTGGAATTAGAAACAGGAGGAACAGCACCCTATAACTGGATGACCGAAGATGGCTACAAGAAACCTCTATTAGTTTCCTATGGACTAGTAGCAGGACCTTACGACCCCAGAACCTATCCAATTAGAACTAAACTTAATGTACAAGATAGTGATGGTACATTACTAACAGGCAATTCTTCCAGCCCTGGCTCTAGACTAACACGACGCTATTGCATACAAGAAGGAAAGCCTTGGACAGAGAATCCCACACCAGAGAACCTAAGGGCCTGGCTTAGAATAAACGCTGTACACATACTTAATGTAGCTGGTAACAGAGAAAGTCGTAACCCTGGAATCTTTGCCAGCACAGTCAAGTTACTCCTTGAAACAATAGATGTACTAAAGTCCTACGACATGGTATGTCTTAACTGCAATGCTAGAAGAAACATTGAGCTAACAGAAGTATATTACCAGGAAGAAATGGATTCAGGAGGTATACTCTGTACCGATTGTAGCATAACAAACCAGTACCTAATGGTACCTTTTAGCTCCCTACAGTAAGGAGAATGATATGGACCTAGTAGAAGAAGGCATTCTTAAGAGGGCTGTGGCTACCAAGGACAACGAGATCAGTCTACTTCAAAGAAGAATAATTTCTCTTGAGAATTCACTTACAAGACAGAGGAGGCTAGGAAACATATCTGCCACCCGGCTTAGAGACTTAAGAGATCAAGTGCTGGAAAAAATAAAGGAGAGCAAGATCAAACTTTACACTCAACCCACGAGACTTTTCTAATTTACAAGCCAGCAGCTATACTTGGAGGGAACTATGGCAGAGGCCAATCTACCGCTAAGCTATAACCTGGGTAAGGTAACCTGCCCTGTATGTGAAGACCCAGAGGCCTTAGATCAAATCTTCTCTATAAACTATACAGACGATAGATCAAACGAACACTATTCAATTTGCACTGTATGTAAGCACGTCTTCACCTTTGAGACAGTCCCATTTGAGGATGAAGAAGGACGTAAAGTACACAAGCTAGTAGATAAGAAACTACTACTATATGCTGAAGGAGCCACAAAATTTCTCTGTCCAAAATGCGCCAGAAGAAACTCCAAACGTAAAGCAAGCTTTGAAGTAGCCAGAAGAGAGTGCTTAGAGTGCTCAAACATCTGGACACCCATAGAGATACTAAAAGCTGCAGAAGCAGTAAGGGAAAGACAGTTAACTCCTGAGCAGCTTCAAACCTTAAGAGATAAGCAGGCAAGAAGACAGATGAGGGAAAACACAAAGAGAATAGAAAGGATAGCAGAACTCAATCCAAACATTGAGGAAAAGTTTGAGGAGTTGTTTGAGCAGAACCCAGGCCTGTTTGAGACCCTAGCAGACAAGGGAGGGACTGAGTGAATAGCTGTCCAGTGTGTCTTGAAGTACATACTAGAAGAGAACAAGCAATCCCTTGCCTTAAGTCTGCTAGAGCATCAGTAAAACCTTTCTCCAAAGGAGAATCTGTAGCAAGGGGCATACGAATAGAATCAGTAGAGTATTACGAGAATCTTCCTACTCAAGCCGTAAGTGACTTGGATGTAGTAAAGCTAGTAGAAGCCTCTAACACTGAGATGTTTAGAGTAATACCTTGGGAGTGCCCTTACATACTTTCTAATCCACACCCTCACTTCGACAAAGGAATTCCACACCCATCTAAGCTAGCCTTAGAACTCCCTACTATGCCTGGAAGAGGCTCTATCTATCAATGCGTAGATTGTCTTCTATTCTTTACAGACTGTACCACTGGAGATGGAGCTAGTTGCGAAGCTCACAAGTGCAAGTACTTTGTAGAGAACAATGGTAAGCATGAACTAGTAATGCACTACAGACCTTTATACCATGAGCTTACTTCTGAGAGACTAAGAGAGCATGAGTCCAAGCAGAAAAAGACTAGAGTAAAAAAAGAGATGCCAGATAAGCTTGCAGGTTTAGCAGCCAAGCTGAAAGATGATCCCGAGCTGGCGGCAGAACTAGAAAGACTGTTAGGATAATGGTCTGGTATAACGGAAAAGAAAACTTATTTTCAGGCCACCAATACCTACCAAGTCTTGAAGGAGGTAGCATGAACGTCTTCAGAAAAGAATTAAGAGACTCAATGAGGGAAGGCCAGGAACGTGAAGACAGGATAAATAGTAAAACTAAGCCCCCTACCAACTTAGAACTAAGACTGGCATTACTAAAGTATGGAGGCCACTTGTCCAACTGTCCTATGGACAGCCAATGCAACTGTGGCCTTACAGAAATAAAAGATCGCATGAGACAAGAATAGAAATGATTACAAGAGTAGTAGAGAGGGCAAGCGAACTAGTTCCATGCTCCAAAGGACATCCTTCTAAGTGGAAACTTAAGTCCCAAGCAAAGGGAGTAAACCATGACTACATAGCAGAACTAGACTGTACCACTTGCAACATCAAGGAAGAATTCGAGCTATATCTAAAGAACTCTAAAGGATTCCAAGTAGACTGAGGAGGTTAAGACAATGACTCCAAGAACTCACTATGCTAAGGGAGCAAGTACCCTCTGCAGAAGACTAGCTGTTCACAAGCACTATATAACCACAGATATATCAAAGGTAAACTGTCGTACTTGTATAAAGAAGTACGATGAGAGACCAGTACCAGTACTAACTACGGCAGAGGAATCTATCTTCACAATATACTTCTCCGCTTGGGCAGCAGATGGGGACATAGATCCCAAAGCTTATTCACCTTATCTAAAATTCACTACTTCAGTAAGCTTAGAAGAAGCCATATCAGTTGCTGTGGCTATAAAGATAGTAGAGCCCAGACATCTTTATGCCATAGGAATAGTCGAAGAACACGGCTGGCACTGGAAAGAGAAAGAGGGAAGAGTAGATCTAGGAGTAGATGTAAGATGAGATATTTCTTCGACACGGAATTCAACGAGCATGCTAAGGGAGGAATAGAACTAATATCTATAGCAGTAGTATCAGAAGATAGTAGATGCTTCTACGCTATATCCAGTGAGTTCACTCCTCCAATCAACAACCCCTGGCTAATGGAGAATGTAATCCCTCAACTTGCTCCTACAGTTGCTAGAGAAACTCTTAGTCAAATAAGATACCACTTACACCGCTGGATGGAGAAGGATAAGAATCCAGTATTCTATGGATACTTCTCAGCCTACGACTGGGTAGTACTATGTAGACTATACGGAGGAATGTTAAATCTACCTTCAACCTGGCCTAAGTATTGTTATGACCTGAAACAGATCTCTATGTTACTAGGAGATATTAGATTCCCAGAACAGTCCAAAGATAAACACAACGCCCTTCAAGACGCACTATGGATAAGAGACTCCTTCACCTACCTAAGTAACTATGGACTCAGGAATGATAAGGACGAGGTTTTTATTGAACTACCATAAACTCAAGTGGCCAGTAACACTACTATTCTTAATCACCTCAATAGTAGGGCTTACAGGAGCTTGCTTAGCTGAACCTAGTAGGTCTCCTACAAGTGGGCCTCAAGGAGCTCAAGGAGAACCTGGTCCTAGAGGAGCCATAGGACTTCAAGGACAGCCAGGGAATCCAGGAGTGCCTGGAGCTGTAGGAGCAATAGATCTAACCTACCTAGATTCCTTAGTGGATGATCTTATGGAAGACACCATCTTGAACCACACTCACAGCAACACAAACGTGGAGAAAGATTTACAAGATCAACTATATGCTCTACAAACAAGAATAATAGAATTAGAAAGTGTAGAGTACGAGGTTCTAGACCCAGTAGAGTCTTTAGATATACCTCAGCTGTATGCTGGATTTTATTCAACCCTAGAATTAGGCCCTAGCCCTTGGCCTTCAGAGATAATAACACCAGAAGATTTAACCTGGGAAGACCTACCAGACTCAGTACCATCTAAAATAAGATTACAATTCAAAGGAGACTCTGGAGAGCCAGGAGGACCTAGAGGTGAGCCTGGAGAAACAGGAAAGATAGGACCTGCTGGAGATAAAGGAGACACAGGAGAAAGAGGACCAACAGGACCTAGAGGCTTAAGAGGTAAAGAAGGGGACAAGGGCTCCACTGGAAACTCAGGACCCTTAGAAGGCTGGGAAAGAGTACTAGCTAGTGATTTAACTAAGAGTGTTACTAAGTCACTAGAAGCAGAGTGCACTGCTCCAAGAGTAGTAACCGGAGGCGGCCTAGTAGCTAATATACCCAACATAAGTATACTGGAGAACTTTCCAGCACTAGACGGTAGAGGTTGGAGAGTTAGGGCAGTAAACAACGGAAGCAGCTCAGGACAGAGGTGGGACTTATGGGCGTATGCAATCTGTGTGTTAGCAACGGACTAGTATAGATATGTGGTCTAGGGAAGTAAGCTTTCTATTACTAGGAGTGGGAATTGGCATAATAATAACTACAGCAACAGACTATCTATACAGCTTGTGGCACAGGAGAAAGTAATGGTCTTCAAATTACATAATAACGACAGACTAGCACTATGATCTATGAAGAAGTAGTTAATAGTCTAGTAAACATAAGCGCCATACTGTTCTGGCTAATAACATCCTGGTCTCTGTTCAGGCATTATAGAGAAAGAAGACAAAGAAGAAAAGAAATTGTAATAGAAGACAGAGGGTACTGTCCATGTAGAGTATCTGCAGCAGCCTCCTGCGGAGAAATTAAACAGAACATAGAGGGAGAAACATTTGAGTGTGGAGTAGATGCACATCTTATAACTTGCAAGTCAGAAGGATGTAATGGTCTAGGAGACTTAATAGATCAGCCAGGAGTGTAGATGTATATAATTGAGCCCATCTCCATTCCCCTTCTAGTTCTAGTTGCTCTCTGTGTAACAGTAAGCACAGTACTCGTAGCAGGAGTGTTCTATATAGCAATATCTATAAAACTTAGAAGACCCATTACTCTTGAACTAGAGGAAAAATACAAGCGAGGACATGAACAGGGATACAGAGACGCTCTGGAAGATAGTAAAAGGTCTGACAAGACTTCTTTTCACGCATACCGAAAAAAGTAATCAGAATTATGTAATGATCTAGGAGAAGCAGATGACTGACAACATGCAGCGTAGTCTGGAAGCGAGATTTATTAAACTACAAACGAAGTGTAGCTTGCCCCCTCCTGTACACTTCCATATAGATGATGACCCAGAGTTATCAGTATCCTCTCCTATAAAAGGGCAAGCTACAAGACAATGTCCTGGATACTATTCAAACACTAGCCTAGAGTCATTACTAGAAGTTGCTGGGGATGTAGACTTTCCAAGCTACGAGATAGCAAGCACCTATAGAATGAGTATACCCAATAAAGACTTTAAGACCAGAATGATCGGTGTCTTCTACAGATGGCTTAAAGCTGGCAGCCCAGGAAATGCTCTTCTAAAAGAAGATGAAGAGAAGCCATAACAATAAGATCATAATCAAAAGACGACTTGACAGGGCATCAAAAATGGTGTATAATTAAACAATGCCAAAATCATTACTCAAACAGTTACTAACTAAAGATGGCACACTAATAAATATTCACCTTTTAGATGCTACTACCAGAGCTGTAATTAAACATCTAAAGGAATCAACAGAGTTTTGTATAACACTAGAGTCCTTTGGACTGCTAGTAAATAGAAACCTATTACTAAAAGGAGGGGCTAGTACTTCTACAGGATCAGAAAATCTAGTACTTATAAGACAATTCAATTCCACTAAACCAGCAACATATCATGTATATAGAAATGAAAAGAAGGATTATATTCTTACCAAGAAAGTAGCAGAGGTTGTAAAGAAAGAACGTGATAAGATAGGAGCCCGCTAGCCTATGCCTATGCACATATGGAGTACCCACTCAGTAGGTGGATCTTACGAACCTGCGCCCTTCACTAAGGAAGATATCTATAACAGAAATCAGATGCTAGAGAGATTTGGTTTTAGACCTAAGAGCTCCACTGACATAATACGCTACGACACCTCTTTACTAGGTGTACCTATAGAAGAGGAAAATAAAACACTAGGTAACTACACACTGTTCCCTTTCCAAGAGGAAGGGGTAGAGTTCATGAGTAACAGACATAGCACTTTACTATTCGACGAGATGGGGCTAGGTAAGACAGTACAAGCAATAGAAACTGTGTTACGAGCAGAACAATTAGATCCTAAGCCTACACTAAGGGTACTAGTAATATGTCCCAAGACACTCATGAGAACTTGGAGAAATGAAATACACGCAGTGTGCTGCCCGAAATTTTCCAAGGGCCAAAAGGATCACAAGATAAAGGACTGTGGTGAGTCAGTTCTAAGATCAGTAGAACAATGGATAACCTCAGAATTTCCTAGATTCTTTATAGTAAACACTGAATGGGTTCGTAACGAAGATCAAGCCAAGCTAGTAGGAGCCATCCCTTGGGACTTTGTAATAATAGACGAAGCCCATAGATTCAGAAATCCAAAGGCAAAGCAGACCTTAGGAATTCTAAAGCTAGCAGGCACAAAGAATGACACAAGATTTATACTTGCAACAGGATCTCCTGTAGTAAACAAGCCCCCAGATTTATGGCCTCTACTAAGACTAGTAGGAGCAATAAATAATAGCTATAAAGAGTTCACTGACTACTTCTGTTACATGCAGACTACATCAAGCGGTGCCTCAAGATTCAGAGGCCTCAAACCTTACATGAGGCAAGAGCTGCATGATCTTCTAGAACCTAGAATGATAGCAAGAAGAAAGAAGGATGTATTAACCCAGCTTCCAGATAAGATACATAACTCCATAGCAGTAGACATAGAAGAAGACTACCCAAGACAGTGGCTTCTATATGAAGCTATGGAAGAATTTGGAATGGCAGAGCTTGAGGATGAAGGAGTATCAGCAGGAGGAATACTTGCACTTCTTATTAGACTCAGGCAGATTGCCCTTGATCCCAGACTAGTAGGAGTTCACAAGCTAGGTAAAGGGGCCAAGACAGAAATGTTACTAGATATGCTAGATGACACGGACGAGAAGATAGTAGTAGCATCCACCTTCACCAGTTACTTTACTCTACTAGAGGAAGACCTAAAGGAGAAGGGCTGGAAGCCTTATTGGCAAAGACGACCAACAGATGCTGAAGATCAAAAGTACTACGTGAGAATAACAGGAAGAGAGCAAGGAGACACCAGAGCAAACCACGTAGACTGGTTTCAGGAAGTAGACAGTATAAAGCTGTGTATGCTATCAACTCACATAGCAGAAGGAATAACCCTGACTGCATCAAGCCACATTGTCTTCATGGACATCTGGTGGAACAGCGCAGTCATTGAACAGACAGAAGATCGACTTCACCGCATAGGACAAGAGAACAGTGTACTCGTAACCAAGCTCCAAGGGCTGGACACAGTGGACTACGCACTACTACAAACAGTGCTGTTCAAGAAAGCAGCTGCCGCCGGAGCCTTAGGAAGAGACGAGGATGAAAGTGCTGCTTCTATGACCTATGATTATCTAGTACAAATGAGGAGGACTAGAGAAGAAAATAGAAAAGGTAGAAAGCAGAAGCTTCTTCAAGAGTATGCGGAAGAAAGACAAAAGATAATAGATCACGAGAAAGAAGAAGCCATAAAGGAAAGAGAAGGAGACGTAACATTAGAAAGTAGTCAATACTCAGTTGTATCTTAACTAGTAACAACTCTTACACCTCAACAGCAAGAAGAAAGGTAACACAAAACATGGAACAGAACTCAGCCGATGTAACATTGAACATCTCACGCAATGAGCTAGCCATTCTGGACGCCATCTTCACCTTCGAAGAGGACTCAGACTCAGACGAAGACGAAGGAACCTGGAAGGCAGAGTTGTCAGACAAGGCCCTCAACGGTATAGACGAGGAGGACATGGACATCACGGACGCCGAGGATCTAGTCGACCAGCTCAAGGTAAAGATATCTCATCTGGCAGCCTTAGCCTCGGTATAAGGTAAGGCAGTAGTAAAGATCTCAATTCTGTATTAAGACCTGGGCTGTAAGCATTGGACGTGCTCTCCTCCGGCAGCTTGCAGCCCGGGACTTTGAGAAGGGAAACATGAAGCTACTAAAGTGGATACTGAGGAGACCAGAGCGATTCTACTTACTAGGAGCTGCAATCTTCAGCTTAGGAGGTCTAGTACTAGCTAGCTTAATAGACACAGCTAGAATTCTCTATCCAGCTATAATACTGTATGCCCTTATAGGAACTGGAATCTTAATAGGACTCACATGGATAATATATAGCCTAAAAAAGAAACCGGCTAGGAGAAACTTTATTGTCCTTAATAGCTTTTTACAAAGAAAAGACTAACGGCACCCTACACATAATGGCTGATTGCTCAGTATCAGACGGAGGATTTTCTCTAGCCGCGCATACTCCTAAGCTGTGTTCTTTGCAGGATGAGAAGGGAAATCACATAGTCACATTTGCTTCAGTAGGAAGTGCTGTACAACAGAACGTGCTAGAAAAGATATGCTTCAGTAACACACCACTACTGAAGGAGGAAGAACTAGATAAATTATACTGCAGCAAGGACTATAAGAGGCTAATAAAACTAGTAGCCTTTGATATTATAGAGATCTACAAAGAGCTAATTGAAGAAATTTTAGAGGAGTCAGAAGAGAGGGGGGAACTCTTAATAGCTCTCAAGGGGGAGATATTTTCAGTAGATGCCAAATACGCAGTCATAGATCCTATTGCCCCTTACTATGTCTTAGGGTCACCATCAGAAATAGTAATTGGCTCCATAGCTACTAAGCTTGAAGAGCAAGTAGAAACAGAGCCAACTGGTCAACAAGTAAGAAAGCTTTTAAATGAAGCCTTTATGATAGGAAAGCAATTCTATCAGGGCTCAATATTAACTCCATTTACTTATGTAGTACAGAAGGGAAAGCCCCATGAGCCTTTTCTTAAAGTCGTGTCCTAGATGCAGAGGAGATGTCTATCAAGTCGATAAGAGCATGGCCTCCTACACAGACGTTCTGTACTGCTTGCAGTGCGGGTGTAGACCTGGTGTTTCCCCCCTTATACATACTACCAACACAGTAAAGGCTGGCCCAGAAGTGAAGACCATGCTTGTGCAATTCTTCGCCTTAATTCTATATAACTCTAACAGAGCCACTGAAAGTGCTGATAGAGTTATGGAGTTAATAAATGTAGTTGACCAAGATCTTTATACAGCCACAGCTGCTGTACAACTAAACACTCCAACCAATGAAGTAACTAAACTTCAGAGACTTAACATAAAGAATCTAATGTACAAATTCATCTATGAAACTCCTGCTGAAAAACTCAAGGAGAAGATACTAGCACCATGAAAGAATACTGGGCAGAGATGAAGGAGTTCTATATAGATGGAATGGGCTGGTGGTTAGCTAGGTTAATACCTCCAGTGGCAATCATGATAGGAATAGGCTTTGGAATAGGTTTCATAGTAGATCACTTTAGGTAAGGAGAGGTAATGAAGCAAGCAGCACCGAGTCCCTTCCACATAGTTAGTGCTATAGTAATAGGAATGGTAATAACGATAGGCTTTATCTGGTGGGCTTTAACTCCTAAGGAAGCAGAGGCTCAAGTAGAACCATTCACTATTCAAGTAGCCGCCACTAATATCATGCTAGGAGCGACCAATCTAGTACCAATTATACTAACCAACTCTCCTGAAGGAGTAGCTGGCTTCAATATCTCTGTTCTAATAGATGACGGCGTCTCCGTCGACGCTGTTCACATAGTAGGAGCAGACCTAAGCAACTTAGGCATCTCAAGTATTGAACTACAACCTACTTTCAAACTCGTACATCTCTCAGGAGTAGACTTTACAGGAGTACTATCCAAGCCCCCAGATCCCACTGAGCCCACAGATCCCACTGAACCTATAGTCCTTGGTCTACTTGAGCTCAAGGGTATAGCCATAGGAACTGCAACAGTATCTGTCGTCTATAGAACAGTAGATCCTAACAATGCCGGTCCTCCTCTTCTACCTACACCAGTAGATACTTTTATAAAAGTAGTAGGAGACTTTCCCACTATATCTGGACAATCAGGCCCAGCAAGGGATATAGACGGAGATGGAAAAGCAGAAGATTTAAATGCAAATGGTAGACACGACTTTGCAGACATAGTTATATTCTTCAACAATTTCACTGCAGAGGCAACAGAGATAACCTCGGCTGAGAATACATTCTTCTTCGACTTCAACAATAACTTTCGGATAGACTTCAACGATATAGTAGCCATGTTCCAGCTACTTATAAATTAAGGAGTAGTATACCAGTGAACATCCACAGAATGCTTCTGCAGGAAGTCTATCTCCGCGACTACAGAATCCCCTGTGCCTGCGACTATGATAAATGTGAAACACTAAAGATGCGAGGCAGATTACAAGCTGCACTAAATATTCCCCTAGATATAGCACAAGCTAGATTTGAAGATAGGCATATTCTAAAAATAAGAAGCACTGGAGAGACTGGCTGGATATACCAAGGGGAAGTCTTAAAGTATGAACTTAAGAGTGGCTCTTTAACTCTACATATAGAAGGAGCAGTACCTACATCAGTAAACATAGATAATCTACTAATTGAAGTAACACCCCCAACAAGAATGATACCAGATTCTGTATTCGTTAGTCTAGCAGAGAACTTGGAGATGGTAACAGATGCATGAGACTGAGCCTGAAGTATTTTTACTAGCACACACTACTATAGACAGAAAAGGTTTAGATTCATATCTAGCCTCCCTAGGAGTAGAACAAGAAGACTGGTACCCAGAGTTTTCCACTCAGTCAGATCCAGACCTCTTAACTGAGATAGCCAGTCGCTCCTGTTACATGTCCTATGGAACTATGATTAACAAAAACATCTCTAGAGTAAGAGAAGGCAACTACGCCCACATAAAGAACATACTAGAATCAGGACATGGCTCAGTACTAGAGCACGCATCCGCAACATTCGCTTTTAGAAATGTTTCTAGAGTATTCACTCACGAAGTAGTAAGACATAGAGCAGGCTGGGCTTGGTCACAGGAATCTCTTCGCTATGTAAGAGCAGATGAGCTAGGATACTGGGTACCAGAGATATTCAAAGGTAACGAATTTATAGAAAGTATCTTTAGAAGTATAGCCTCTAATGCAGAGCATGAATACAAGCAGCTGCTAGACTCAGCTGCTCTTAAAGAAGGAGTAGAAACCTTCGAAGAACTAGATATGAGCATCAAGAAGAAGTATACTTCAGCTGCAAGAAGAATACTTCCTATCGGCATGTCCACAAACATAATAGGTACTGCAAACATAAGGGCTCTAAGACATGTCATAGAGATGAGAACCAACAAAGCAGCAGAGGAAGAGATCAGAATGGTCTTTCAAGACGTGGCTGTAATATGCACAGAGCTCTGGCCCAATCTATTTCAAGATATACAGTATAATACTGAAGGAGAATACTGGTTCGAGAACAAGAAGGTATAAGATGAGAGACACAAGTCCCTCACTAATCTACTACATAATAATAGGCCTAATTCCCGTAAGCATAGCAATTGGACTAGCCTGGCTCATAAGCATTGTGCCAAGATGAATAAGATGCAGGTACTAAGCCTTAGTTTAGGAGTTTTACTAATAATAGCAATTATTGTAGTAACAGTAGTTGGGAAAGAAACTTTCTTAGCCCCTCCAACTAGACCTGAGTGGAGCATAACACAAAGCGATGCCTCAGGACTATGCTATGAAGTATACAGAGGCAGAGTACTAGACAGTCAAGTCCCCTGTCCATAAGTAAGAGAAAGGTAAAGAAATAATGAATCAAAGAGGACTCGACAAACAGCGTTACACAGTAACCAAGACCAAGGGAGAAACAGACCCAGAAGCCCAGTACTTCATTCTAAGAATAGATAAAGATCCAGTAGCCAGACTAGCTCTAAGGGAATACGCTAGGCTAGCCCTAACAAATAGATTTCCAGAATCAGACGCTAATCTAGGAAACGACTTGCATCAGTGGCTAATAGATACCTTAGACACTCCAGGTGGCAGAAAAGAATATATAGCCACTTTAAGACTGGAGCCCCATAAGTAATGGGCCACTACTCAGAAGACGCAAGCTCAGTTAAAGTAGAATTCTTTAAGTCCTCAGGGAAGTACTATACTACAGAGGCAGTAATATGGACTGGGAACTGGAAGAAAGATGAGGGCCTAATCTATGACGCTTTTTCTAAGTCACTAAGAGATCATCTAGGGTCTAGGCTATCTGACATGATAGCAGTGTGTATAGAACCCTACCATGAACTATCTTATCCTCTTATGCTAATGCCAGGACAGTGGCTTCAGTAAGGAGTAACAATGTCTCGTTATCGAGTAACCTTTGAAGTAGACTACGACCCAGAAGATGCTGGCCATTCTTTAATGGAGAAGGTTAGACAAGAGATAAAAGAAACAGGATCAGTAAACAGCCAGCAGCTTGCAGAGCTAGAAGAATTGGATATAAAGGAACTTATGCTAGAAGAATTAATACCTGCATTTATAGGATCTAGATCACCCTTCTCCAAGCCAGAACTAACTGGAGTAGCCAATGTCCCCTAGTCAACCTTTCAAGTGGAAGATAGTCCCACTGAGCAAGTTCCAACTACTTGACATAAGGGAAGAAGATATACTAAACGAAGGACACTTTCGCAAGTGCGATACCTACAGAGGAGGTGGAGGTTACGATCAGTTTCCAGCCATCTTCATGAAGAGAACTGGACTAGGAAGTCCTAACAAGCAATTCGTAGTCCAGACATATGGCTGCAACTTAGACTGCCAGTACTGCTACGTAACCAGATCAGGAGTCTGGGGACAGTACGTAGAGTACGATACCTATGATCTTGTAGCATCCTTTAGAGCATCAGAACAAGAAGTATTTCATCTAATGGGAGGGGCTCCAGCCTTCTACCTAGATCACTGGCCTGAGCTACTAGATGCACTAAGCCTATTTAGTGATATACCCTTCCACAGTGACTTTCTCTTAACAGAGCATATCTACGATATAGAAGTACTAAGAGACATAGCACGGCCTAACTGTCTATATGCAGTAAGCATCAAGGGAACCTCAAAACAAAACTACGAAACCAACACTCGCAGACCCTATATGGAATACAGCGAGACAATGATCTTAGGCCAGCTAGAAAGATTAAAGATAGCAGGAGTAAACTTTTACATAACCTTCACTAACCCAGACGAGCAGCTAGAAGAGTACAAAGCAATGATGGCCTATAGCCTGGGAGAGGACATATTTGAAGACAGCTTTGTAATAGGACTTAAAGATTACAAGGCAGTAGAGTTCGTAGACATAGACCCTAGATTTCCAGAAGTAAAAGCATGATTAACAGGTTACTAGAAAGAATAACCCTAGTATACATACTAGCAGTTATAGGATCTATAATCCTAGTAATAGGATTCAGTATGCTCATAAAGACTTTTACAGAGCCTGAGTGGACTGTTGAGCTTTCCAAGTATGGAACCTGCTATGAGTTTCACTATGGAAACCTAGTAGGTGAAGTAGATCTGGAGAATTGCAGATGAAGCCCCTAACCTTTCTATACGTAAAGATTACACTAAAAGTTTGGGAGTGGATAACAATAGTTTTTGTTACTTCCATAGTAGGAAGAATACTATCTAATCTAATAGAGGGTAGCTGGTGAAGTTCCACTACATAGCTGAGCACTCAGGAAAACTAATGGCAAGAACTCTAGAAGCCAAAGACATAAAAGAAGCTGAGCAAATAATATATGAGCATTACCACAAAGCTAAACTAGTAACTCCTTGTAATCTTATTAACTGTAGTCTTCCAGCCAGTGAGCTGGGGCTTAAAGCATGAAGTTTCACTACACCTATGGCAATGAGCGTACTAGCAATCTGCTAGCAGGAACTATAGACGCAGTAGATATAGCAGATGCACAGAATAGCCTAAGCCAAGCATATCCTAAATTCGTGTTTCACACTATGTCTCCATGCAGTCAGAAAGAATGCTCAGAACAATCCCTATCAATTCCAACAAAGTTAACTACTCGGAGACCCAGATGAAGCTTAGTACTATAAAGAGCTTTACATTCTACAGCTACATAATCATAATGAACTTACTAGTAGCTACTCTAATGCTTGGGTCAATAGGAGCAAGAGACTTTACAGCTCACTCTACGACAACTACAGTCATGCTATATTCAATACCCCCATTCTATCTTATAGTTTCTTCCATGGCAGCAATAGGACAGGCTAGAACAGGATCATCTAGAATATCAATGACTATAGTATACACGCTAACAGTACCTCTCATGCTTATGTTCGTACCACTCTTTCAAAACTTTTAATATGAACAGAAGGTTAGTCTTCAATAGAATAGCAAAGATATCATTACTAATAGCCAGAATGTTAGTACTACCAACTGAGACAGTATTCTTAGCTGGTATAGTAGTTCTTCTAGGGTTCGGATTATCCTCCTTAAGAGGCATTCCAGTAGAAATCTCTATGGGACCCTTCCCTAAGACAGTAGGTTACTTCTTTGTAGCCATAGCACTAACAGGAGTAATAGGATTAGTATCTAGAGCAATTCCTAGTATATGGACAGCAGCTAAAAGGGGCAAGAGACTATTTCATAAGATACCTTGGAAGAAGAGTAAGATAAAAGTAATAGAACCAGACTATAGATATAGGCCAGTAGAAAGAAAGGCAGAAGATGGCTAAAGTAAAGCCTGACCCTTCTATCGCAGATAGTAGATGCGAGTCAGTACACTGCAAAGTAAAGATTGAAGTACATGTAGCAGATAGGGTACTAGGCCCTATGGAGACTAACATGCTTAAGTACTTTATAGTACATAACAGAGACGATGGAACTCATACAATAAGTATAGTAAAGTCTTAAAGGAAAGCAAATGGGAAATATAATCCTACGAGGAATGGCAGCTAGCAAAGGAGTGACTAAGGGAAATGCTACCCTCATACTCACTCTTGAAGAGGGGGCAAAACTCTTTAAAGAAGGCATCTTGGTCTGCCCTTCGACTACCCCAACATGGACTGCCCTAATGGCAAAAGCCTCTGCAGTAGTTACTGATACGGGAGGACCTCTATCTCACACATCTATAATAGCTAGAGAGCTAGGAATACCCTGTGTAGTAGGAACCGTACAGGCAACTACTTTAATAAAAAACGGTGACCTAATAACAGTAGACGGAGGTAAAGGAACTATTCTTTTAGCTCAAGAAGGGGAGAATTAATGAGTATAGAAAACATAACCCAGACTCCTCTTAGAAGACTAGTAGTAACAGATCCAGATGAGAAATACAAGTGTGCTAAAGGACACGATTCTGTAATTCAGTCATTAGCTATACTACCAGTAAACCCTGCAACAGGAACGCTACACTGCTGCGAGTGCAGAACAGATGAAAGAGTTCAATTAGAACTAAGAATTCCAAAAGAAGATAGAGCCCCTATAGTCTACGGGAAAGAAACACTTCAGCCTCCAGCTTCAGACACAGGACTTTCAAAAGAAGAAATAAAACTAGGACAAGAAGCCCGAAGCAAAGGCCAAGTTCAGCCTATAGATGAAATCAAAAAAGAACTAGGCTTTGACTCAGGCGACGTAGAAACAGAAAGGTGAGTATGGAGAAGATTCATCTTCATAAAGATATAATAATTCCAGGCAATGCTCCTTTAAGTAAACATGCTAGAATGTACTGCGGAAAAGAAATGGATGAATACTCAGGCTATAGAGAATCAAAC